TGCTTTTGTATTCCTTTGATTTGATTAAAAAAATAACTATCCAGTACTTTGCCGTCGCTCTGAATAGTTACTAAAAAATGGAAGCAAGGGGGCTCGAACCCCACTCTATTCCTCTTACTTTCCGCATATTTACTGGCTTTCTAGGTGTTTTTTGTTGATTACTTTTGACTACTTTCGCAAAAATAGTAGTCAAATCACCTTGCCTGTAAATCTGGGATACTACTCAAAATAGACGATTTCTTTTCAATGGTTTTCCTATTCCTATGATAGTGTATTTCTGAAGTCATAATATCTGTATGCCCCATCTGATCCATAACAAGTCTTTTGTCTACATTGTTATCCATAAGAATAGTTCCATATGTCTTTCTTACTTTGTGCGGTGGCTTTGGATAAATTTTCAATTTTCTGCAAAGCCTTTTTTGCCTTTGCCTAACCGCCTGTGCAGTAACCCTGATATCATTTTTGGTAAAAATGTAATCTCCAAATGGATTCATGTACTTTATTTTATCACAAATCCATACATAATCATTCGGTATAATTGCTGTTCTGATTCCTGCCTTAGTTTTAGGATACTCTTTTACTTCAACAACATTGTTTCCGTTTTCGTCTTTATACTTCGTCTCCGTTCTGCGAACGTTAAAAGTATTATCAAAAAAATCGGAATGTCTTAATGTTACAACTTCTCCGATACGCACACCAGTTAAAAACATAAGCAATATAGCAATATTAGAAGTGTCAAGGTGGTTGACAAGATATTTAATCATTACATCCGTTTCATATTCGTCGAATACCTCTTCATAGTCTTCCTTTATTACTTTTTTAAAATCACTATCAGATACGTCAAGATTCTCAAAAAGTTCTACAATATTAAAATCAATAAGTTTACGTTTTTTCGCCCGTTTAAGGAAGGTTCTTGTAATTCCTTTTAGACCGGAAAAAGATTTAGGTGTCAACTCTTTATCGGCAATTTCTTCCTCTAAAAAATCCCCCCATTCATCTTCTGATATTGATTTTATTCTTCGCTTACCTAACTCTCCATAGTGTCTTAGAAAATATCTCTCATCTCTATCGTATGTTGCTTTGCATATCTTTTTAAGATACAATCTTCGGTCTTCACATTCGTAAAACACTTCTGTAACTGTTGGATTTTGCTCTTTTTGGTAGTAAAACTTAATAACTTCTTCTTTGAGATCTTCCTCGCTTTTCTTTTTTACAAGTCTCCTTCCTTTTTCCTCATCCGGCAAATAAGTTCTCCAGTATCCGTCTTTGCCTTTGTTGATTGCGTATTGATGTTTCTTTAGATACTCTTCTTTCTTTTTCATTTCAATGCTTTTTTGCAAAGATTCCGTGTCAATCATACCATTGCTAACGGCATATTGCAATATTTCCATATTAGAAAGTTCCAAATCTATCACCTTCTAACCGCTTAAGCTTATTTTTTATAGACCTTACTCTTCTTTCTACAGTAGTTACAGAAATGGAATGTCTAAAGGATATTTCTTTTTGAGAAATTCCCCTAGACAAATCCCAAAACACTTTCTCTTCCTCTTCCGTAAAATTGGCGTTCCGGAAGATTTCATCAAGTTCTGGCTTAGTCAGTTTTGACAACTTCATAAGCCGGTCTCCTTTTTAAAATTTAGTCAATCTTTCATTCATGTGTTTTATTCTCTCGCAATACTTTATCCCTTTGTTGAGAATCTTGATCTCTTCATCAATATCTCCAACACAGGAATAGGATATTTCTCCGTCCTTTGCTACGATAACCTTATTGCGCAGATCGTATAAATCCTCTTTCTTTTTATACTGGTAATACATGATAATGTACTTTGTAAACTTGAAAATCTTATTGAGTAATTCCAACGACCACCAGATAGCGGTAAGGATAATTGCAATAAGTCCGATAATAACTAAAATGTTAAATAAAATATTTTTGAATATCTCCATTTCGTCTCCTTTACTAAATTTCAGTTTACCGCATTATAATTCTCTGAAACTTTCAGGATCATATTCTACTTGTTCCTGATCATTCGATGAAGCGGTGTTCCACCAGTGCCCACCACCTGATGTGGTATAATCATCCCTTCCTTCATTTCCGTGATATCTAACCCTATAATTTCCACTTTTTCTATCTGGTACGATAGCTGGGTGGCAGCTTCTATCGGTATCGTCCATGATTCATTAATCACCTTCTGATCCAAGCAATAAATTTTACGTCGATTTCTAAATGGATCAGTGACAGCAATTTTATGGATGCCCATATCTTCGTCAAAGAAATCTTCAACCCGCAAATAGTCAATCTTAAACTGGTTTTGTACTTCCGCTATTATTTCTTCACAAAAACCCATCATCCCGTTCTCCTCCACTAAAACATAATGGTATTTCCTTCTTTGTGATATACTAAGCCATCTTGCAGCATTTCCTTCCACTCTTCCTTTGTTGCCTTGAATTTACCAAAGGTAGTTTCATTAACTTCGCACCATTCACACAATTTGTCCAATGTTTCAAACACAGGGCTTATAGGACTCCCTTCACTCGTAGTATTCCACAACTGATAGCCTTCTCCCTTCGGCGGTTCGCAGAGTTCCTTTAATTTGTCCTTAATTTGCTTGAAATACTCATCAAATTTAGGGCATCCATACTGTTCTGTATCAATCCCTTTGATCCTCGCAAACTCCTTACAATTTTCACAATATTCCTCATTTTGCGAAGATATACAAAACGAAATGGTGTCTACAAAATATCCGTACCAAACTTTATGTAATGGATAATCAAAATCCAGTGGTACACGCTTCAATTCTCTTCCCATGCTTCTCCTCTCTGTTCCTAAATTTCAGTTGTTTACCGCTTCAAGAAGGAACTGTTTTTCTTCCAGTCTTTCATAAATGGTCTGTCCATTTCCTCCACTAAAATCCTAATTTTCCCAACTACCGAATTTTCCTCGGTAGTTCATTTGCCCAACTAGTAAAGAAAATTTACTAGTTCGATTTCTCCCCCGTATTACCGGGGGATTTTAACTTGCTTTTGTGTTATTGAGTGGAACTCAAATAGTAACTCAAATTTTTAATTAAATTTTTCACTTTTTAACTCAACTTTTGAGTTACTATTTCACTTTTTAGTTCTTGATTTCAGTTCCTTGCTCAATATTTAAGTTTTTGAACATTGCACACATAACATCAACCACGATACTGTTACCAAACTGCTTGTAAAGCTGTGTGTTGCTGTTGACTGCTACCATTTTTGAGATATCTTCATCAGATACCCCCATCAGACGTCCACATTCTCTTGGTGTAAGCTTTCGAATAATATGTTGTAATTTCACACTTTCATATAATTTTCTCATTGCTGTATCTGCTATTTTGGGTACATTGTAATGACAGGATGTAAGTGTATGTGCAATTCCATCTGTATAAACAACTTTTCCGTCCTGCGATGAATTTATTTTTCCAGCAACTTTTATAAGGCAATCAGACCCATCTTTGTAATATCTAGCTGATATTGTTGGTGAAATGTCATCAACATCTTTAATCACTGCATGAAAAGTATTTCCTTTTTCTTTCTGCTTTTTTGCGTGTTCCACAAATCCTTTCAATGCCTTATCGCTTACATAGAATTTGTCATCAATTACTTCTTCTTGATAATCACGTATTCTTTTTGTAAGTTGTATAGCTTCAGGAAAATTATATGAATATTCTCCTAAAAATGAAAACATAAAGCATCTTTCACGGTTTTGCGCAACTCCGTAGTTCTTTGCATTCAAATCCTGCCAGTAGCTTACATATCCAAGGCTTGAAAGAAAATCGATCCAGTTTTGAAAATCTACCATGTTTGCATCGGAATGGACTTGTGGCACGTTTTCCATGAACAAAATCTGTGGTAACTCACCGCCACTATCTCTTATCTCTTTAAAAATTCGTTCCACTTCCCACAAAAGACCGGACCGTGTGCCACTACCTTTTTTCATGCCTGCTTGCTTCCCGGCAACCGATAAATCGGTGCATGGAAATGAGTAAGTAAGTAAGTAAGTGAAGGATTCAGTATCGCAGATATTCAAATCATCCGCATGAACCTTTGTTATGTCCATTGTTGGAAAATCAGTGCCATGCACAGCGTTATAACTTGCTATGGCATACTTATCAAACTCCACAACTCTGTAATGCTCGAATTTCGCACCGATACGTTTCAGTGCCATTGCCTGACTTCCGTATCCTGCGAACAACTCTATCAGGCGTATGGGTTTTGTGATTTGTATCGGCTGTCGCATGATATCGAAAATGTTTATCTGATTCATGGCATCACCCCCGGCATAAAATCAGATAATCGCATTTGTGCCATTTCTGCATCTAATCTCTTTTTGGATAAATCATAATAATGCTTGTCCAGTTCAAATCCAACATATGGATGGTTGGTTCTGTAGCAGGCTATCAAGCTGCTGGCACTACCTACATGAGTGTCCAAGATAATGTCTCCGGGATTTGCATAGCGGTTTAGGAGCCATTCATATAGTACCACTGGTTTTTGTGTAGGGTGGATACGCTTTTCGTTCAACGCCTTATTCCCCTGCTGAATAGTTCCTTCAGTAATGGACTTCCCCTGGAACATTCCACGCCACATATACCGGAATATGTCTATCCTTTTAGTCAGACTGCAGAATGCCACCTCTGCATCCGACTGGTCAGAACCATCATTGCATTTATCCCATACGATAAGACCGCCAGCCAAAGTAAAATCAAAGTAATTGCATCCCCATATAATCTGATTTTTGGATACCCGAAACAATTCCTCAAAGTATTCACTAGAGGGGGGCTCATTGTCCCACCCTCTGTTTTCGTACTGACCGTCCTTTACGTATGTTTTTGTTCCATTTTTCTGCTTAACAAATGTATTCCTATTTTTGCCACCATGCTCATGTAAGCCATACGGTGGATCCACAATCGCAAGGTCAAAGTAACCATCCGGGAACTCTTTCATTCCATCCATGCAATCCATGTTGTAATATCCAAAATCCATTACGGCATCACCCCCGGAATATCCTCAAAACTAATCTGATTATATCTTTCAAAGACAATCATCTCATTCTTTGCTCTCTGATAGAAGTTGCGGTCAATCTCAAATCCGAATGCACTTCTCCCGATCTCTGCGGCTGCTCTTAAGGTACTACCGCTACCACAGCAAGGATCAATCACTACATCACCGGTATCTGTAAAAATCTCTATTAGTTTTTTCAACACCGATACCGGCTTCTGTGCCGGATGGATTTTCGGAATATCTTTTCCGTCTTTCTCCCAACTGAACCAGTTAAAAATCATTTTCCCAGTGCCACGAATCGTCTTTCCGTCCTCGTCAACCCTTGCACCGTTTCGGAACTTCGGCAGCTTGTCACGGTAGAACACAAGAGCATATTCAGTAGCACCAACCACACGCATATTTGCCTTAAGCACTTGCGGACTGTAATTTTTAACAAATACCAACGGTATGTAATGGATGAATCCATGTTTATAGGCGGCATCAATCAGCGTAGGCATCTGTTCAAAAGAGCAGAACACGATCATGCAAGGGCTGTCACTACTTCTGCCCGGTTGCGCTCTCGCAGGTCGAACCCCCAAACATAGATTAGGTCGTATTGTTTATGTTCCTGCTCCCATTGCTTACGGACACGCTTTTTCAGCCAGTTCGTGCATGGGGCAAAACCGTTACCTGCGCTGCGGAACCCTCCGAACGCTCGGACACATTCTTCCACACATCCATATTCCGTAGATCTAAGTACTTCAATTTCTTTTCCGATTGCTTTTTCACAATCTCTGATAAATCTCATGCTATCCTCATGTTGGTCGGCAATGTCAATGTAAATCCACTTATCAACATCTCCTGCAAGGTATCCCGCCATAAAGGATGATACTCCTGCGCTGATCCAACATACCTTTAGCTTTTCTGCCATAACACCACGCTACAAATGCTGTATCGTGGATCACCATTCGTTTGCTCTACATACGCTTATCAATAAGCCTTATAGCCACGGTGTTGTAATTTTTCGGTACGCCACCCCTATTCACTGCGCACCAACCCGGTTTACCGGGCATTCGTTATTCCTTTCCTACAATCGTTTCTGCTTGCTCCTTGTACATCCTGCCCGCCATCTGCACCAGGTAGTGCTGTAAGGCTTCTGCAACGCTGATTCGGTGCTTTACGCAGTATCGGTCAACGTAACGCTTAAAGTCCGCATTCTGCTCGTACAGGGCGGTGTAATCAATGTTCTGCATCTGTTCCACCTGCCTTTACAATCTCCAACAAATCATCTACCAAATCCTTGACCTCGTACATCATCATAGTGTCGTAGGATTTTGACTGCTGATCTGCTGTTTTATTTCCATACTTCGTACAGTCTTTAAGGAATGCTGTGCGTTCTTCCAACTGTTCCACAACCTTGTCCGGGTCGTAGGCGGTAGGCTGGGCATCTATAACAGAAGCAACGCGTAAAAAGTCTAAGCAATCCATATCTTCGTTCTTTGAAATTGCTTTTTCTAAATCCGCTTTTAATTTATCCGCATCAATCAATCTTCCCATCTTCATCACTCCAATCAATGTGCTGTCCACAGTACTTGCAATACAATTCATCGTCCCACACATGGAATATATGTTGATTGCAATTAGGACATTTATAACATTTTTGCAACTGGCAACCATCAGAAATATGTTTTCCGTTATTCATAAATCTTGTATCTACAAATTCCGGTTTCTTTGCTGTCTGCTTCTCCACAGCTTCACGGCATTCCTCCACCGTGCCTATCTGGCGGTATTGCTGCACCTCTTCCAGTGCTTTAATTGCCATTTCCATAAGTTCTTGCCAATATTTTTCATTTACAAGTTCATCCCAATGAGGATTAAACCTGATAATGTCCAAATCCCTGATTGCTTCATTCTCCGTCATGGCTACCCTCGCTTTCTTTCTGCAACCATGACAGACAACTTTGTTCTCCCTCATATTCCTCACCGAAATGGTTGTCAAAATTGATAATAAACTCTGCCAGTTCCTCATCAGTCATGCTCCTGATACGGTCTGCGTTGGTCATTTTTGTTTTGTTATTGTGAGCAAAAAGTCTTTTTTCATCCTTTGTAAGCCACTTAATCCATTTACCACATTTATTACAATAAAGCCCTGTTTGATTTCCTTTCTCTTCAATAAAGCCTTTTACGATTCCACATTTATTACAAGTCACTGTCATTCTTCTTCCTCACTTTCCCGGTACGGCTCCGGCAGTGGCATCCAAGCTGTGATTTCAATTTCATCATCAACAACATCAGGTTCATAATATCCGTATTCCTTGAGATAATCTTCACATACTACCGAATACCAATACCATTCCCCCTCGTAGCAGATACCAGTTGCTGTGAACGGTACATCTTTAATGCTTGCATAATAAGGATCCGGATTGTGGTTTACCCATGTAATATTGACCGGAACATAATCTTCCGGCAGTCTTTCACTCACTGGAATCCACACCGGCTGATTCTGCAAGGCGGTGATTGCTAGCTGCAATGCATCCTCACAGCAATGATCTACTCCAGTTTGTCCGTACAGGGTACATTCTTCACAAACATATGAGTACCGTTCACTCTGAGCCTTTAAGCAGTAAATAGCTTCTTCTTTCTTCATTCCGCACCTCTCAATTCTTTCAGCTTGGCTTTGGCTTCCGCTTCTGTGAGAAATACCGTTTTACCAAAATCACATTCTCTAAAATATGCTCCTATAAAATGATTTGTTACCTTAGCGTAAATTCTATATTGTTCTCCGCTTTCATAGAATGATACACTAGAAACATAAGCTTCATAGACTTCGTCTTTCATGTTCTCATCATATTCAATATCATCAAACACATTAAATGGAGAAGTGACTACATAAACCGTATCTCCCACCTTGCACGGCAACCGCAGTAGCAATCCATGCTCCTCGGCATCCTCAATATCTTTTAATTTGAAATATACTTCCAGCCAGTACTCTGCATTATTTACAAGTGTTGGTATTTCTTTGTCACTATTTGTCAGTCTCTCCATCCTTGCTCCTTTCCTCATAGTGCAAATTTAACTCCGTACCATCAATGTTACCGTTCAGCTTATTCTGGCAGTGGCACAGTAGTAAATCCAATTCATTTGCGTCCGTAATTTTTTTTGTGCGAATGTACGACAAAACTCTGTCTACACTATCTCGGCGATATTCTGATAGCATTTTTTCATGTTCATGTTTGCACTCTTTAAGTTCTAACTTTGCAGCTTCAACCGATTGTATTCTGATTTTTACTTCATCAAACTTATCACGGCATTTTTGATAATCTTTTTCCAGTTCTATACGTCTATTTTCTGCAATCTCTTCTGCTGTGTATCCTCTGTTCACGATTTTGCACTCCTTTTCCCGTATGTACTTGCGATTCCGTATACATTGCAAATTTCTCTGTAATATTTTTCCTGTGCATGGATATGAGCATCTACACGGTCAAGTTCCGTTTCACACCACTTTGCAAATTCTTCTGTGGACAATGTTGTTTCCAAATTTTCAAATTTTTCTCTGTTGTCAATCACAAAACACACCATGTCAACCGGGATGTGGTTCAAATCCGCAAGAATCTGAATCTGTTTGTCCTTATCCTCTGCTTTTTCGTAATTCGCCAACAATTCATAACCTGTCATCTGCATTTATATCACCTCTTATCAAGTTTGATTTCTTTGTCGTAACAACTCTTCTTTGGATTTCCCTCTACCGGAGAAACCATCTTTTTAGGATCTGTAGTGTATGCTCCGTTTAGTTTCAAACCTATTTTGCTTTTTTCATCCACATAGCATGACGGCTTGTAGCGATCCGGTGGAATGTAGTTGTGAATCCGCCAGTGTTTTACCAGCACAACACCGCTATCAAAAGATAACAGGAATCTTTTGTCTATCAGCACTTTTAAATCATCATCAGAAGCGCCGCACATCCTTATAATTTTCCGTGGATTGTTCACAAATCCGTCATCGTCAGCGTTCATGCAGATATGGAAATAAAGCATTTGAGCCGTAGCAGGAATATCCAAAAAAGCATCACTCTCAATTATTTTTGAACTGAACATTCGTTTTTCTGCCATTTAGAACTCCTTACTCAAAAATAGGCTTTTCTATATAGATTCCAGTGTTTTCCACCAGTTCTTTCCACAAGTCCATGAAATCTTTTCCATTGCATTTGTCTCCTGCTTTGTCCATATGTCCTGAAAACTTATCCTTGAAATTCGTAAGTTTCTTTTTCCCAAAACCATCTTCCATAAGAATCACCATTCCATATAGAATGTACCTTGTGGATAAATCATTGATTCTGTTATTGCATCTGACCTGTTCTCGGATACAGTCCTGTGCTATCTTCGACTTATAATGTGGAAAATCTGCTTCTGTGAATACCTGATAATCAATCGTCCAGTCCGCAAAGTCGTTAAGCCTACTCTGTAACTCCGTATAAGGCTCATTCTCGTACTTTTCGTTGTACTCGGTAAATTTACCGCAGAAGTCGGAAAGTTTCGTCTGTGAGTACTTGTAGTCTTTCCAAAGGGTATAGCAGAACAGTGTCAGTATTCCGGTGAATGGACTTCTTTCGGCTGATTGTCTCAAAAGTTCTGTCTGCCGCATGATTTTCAAAATTTCCTGCGGATTGTCATATCGTTTTGGCATTTTATGTATCACCTCCAAGTTCTGTGATTTTCAAGGTTATTGTTCAACCTCTTTCAGTTTTTCGATGTTAAACTTGTAATACCACAACCCCATCTGTTTTCCACTCTCGGTTTTATATAACCCAGTTTCTTTTACAAGGTAAATAGCACCTGTTTTTTTCCACTTATTAGCTTTATTTTTCGCTACAACTGGACTGTAATGATGCCAACCTTTAGCTATTTTTTGACTAATAAGTTGCCATATTACGCCGTTAAAAAGAACAACATCGTCTTCTGTTATGTCAAAATGATTTCTTCCTATTTTTACTATCATTCAATAACCTCCAGTTCTTTCAGAACACAGTCACCACACAGTTCCTTTCCGTCAAATTCATAAAGTCTTTCAACATCCTCACCGCATTTATCACAGTACAGATGCTTCACATTACGGTTCGGACAACTGCTGCCAAGACAGGGATAAGATGGAACAGAACAATCGCAACATTCATCTTCATACTTTACCATTGAATTGTTCCTCTATTCTTTTGCTCCACTTGAATTTCATGCACCTGTTGTAATAATTCTTAGGCTCACGCAAAAGATTGCAAAATGAATTTTCTGAATCGTAATAATCGCAATGCTCACACTTCACATTTGCTTTCTTGCTTTTGTCAACCGTTCTCACTCTTTTCACCGTCCTTTTCCGTGTGTAATAATTCCATAAACTTCTGATACTGTTTCTGTGACACGGAATTGTTCTGTTTCTCAGTCTTAAGGCTGATAACCAAATGCTTGTCAGCTATGTTCGCCAGTTCCCTTGCAAGGTTGATTCTGCCCTGTGTCAGTCCATCACGGTAACCTTTTCCCGGTCTGTACTCTGCGATCTGCTTCTTTCCCTCACCCTGACTACCACTCGTTTTGTTCCGAAGCTGATATCCCTTGTCCGCATAACACTTAATCCAGTACTGTTCCCACTTATCCAGTTTATCTACCGGATAATGTAAGAATCCAATTTTCCAACCGTATATATTTTCCGCAGAATATAATCCGTGACTCTTCATGGACAAATCAATGTGTTGATAGCCGTTAAGATGCCCTGCCAGTCTTTGGAGTAGGTGTACCGCCTGCCCCACATACGCAAAACGGAATCCATCCTCGTCTGTTCTTGTCAGAAAGTAAATTCCACTTTCATCGTCCACATGGGGATTGACCGCCAGTATTCTTTCACGATTCTTTCTCTCTATGGATTTTGCTTTTGCTATATTCTTCCAATCAGCCAACCGAATCACCGCCTTTCAAACGGAATCAAATATCCGTCCGGCAAGGCATTTATAATATTTCTCAATGCCTCATATCCTGTTTTTTGCATATTGACTAAAGAATTGCTTTGACAGGTATTCAGTTCGGATATGTTGGAATCAATGCCATTCATTATTTCACTTCTTAATTGCGGTGTAAGTGGTCTATAAAATGTGTCAGCCATTCGCACCACCATTCCTGTACTCTTCCAGTTTTTTAATCATGGTCTCTCTGCGAATATCTCCGCTCTCATGCCACTCTACCGCATGAAAAACATCGTTAAGATTCTCACTCAAAACCTCAATTCTGATGCTTGCCGACTGGATATACTCAATCAACCGCTGTGTATCTCTTGCTATGTCCTCGTAACCATACGCCTGTAAGTGCTGAACCATGCTTTCAAGTTCGGAGATACCTGACGGCTCCATTAACTCAGAAACATCTTTGTAGCACAAATAACCAAAGCTTCCACCACTCATACGCACTTCTCCTTTTTAATCACTTCATAAAAACTACCCATCTTGTCATACCTCTTTGGTCTCCAAGTAACGTCTTTTCCTCAAATATTTTCAGAACCTTTGAAAAAGGTATCTGTTGTTCGTTCCATTTGAATATCAGTAGTCCGTCCGGCTCTAAAACTCTCATACATTCATCAAAACCTTTTTTTAGGTATGCTGGTCAATCTTCCGGAAGTACTCCGTATTTTTGTCTTAACCAAGATTTCACTCCGGCATGAATCAAATGTGGAGGGTCAAAAACAACCACTTTGAAGCTGTTATCTTCATACGGCATATTACGAAAATCCATTTTTATGTCAGGCTTAACAAGAAGTTTTCTTCCGTCACATAAAGTGGTTTCCAGTTCTCGGTTATCTGCAAAAACAACATCAAGATTTTGCTTATCAAACCAAAACATTCTACTTCCGCAACAAGCATCTAATACTCTTTTGCTCAAAACGGACACTCCTTTCCATTCCTTAAAATCCATTCCTTGCCTGCTGCAGCATAGTCCACATTCGCCAATGGAGCAATCTTTTTTACCTCTGCGACACATTCACTGGGTTCTGCATTATCACGGCTTAAATGGCACAATATGACGTTTTGCAAGCTATCTGTTTTGTTAGCCATCACAAAATCTTTCACAGTTCCAAGTTCCATGTGACCACGAAAAACGTGATTCCTTTTCGCAACATTTTCATCATCAATGTACTTCTTCTGATAGTTACATGAGATTAAAATGTGGTTTACATCTGCAAATCTCCACTTGCAAAACTCCGTGTCGGTAATGTACAGAAGTTTCCCCATTTCCGGGTGGGTTATCAGAAATCCATAACAAGGGCATTCCGTACCGTCTGCGTTCGTGTGCGTCCATTTGCCGTCCAGTGTTGTCAGGTCAAATCCCTGTATTCTCCACTCACTTTTTCCGATTGCAATAGGTTCAAGGCTTTCATATGGCTTAAATACTGGTATTCCCATGTGTTCAAGGTCTGATACTGATAATGAGTGATCTTTGTGCGTATGGGTGCATATCGCACCCACAACGCACTTAATATCCCAGTTAAGACCACGTTTTATGTCCATGATAGGAAGTCCTGCATCCAGTAAAAGTGTTTCACCGTTATCTGCTGCCAGTGCATAACAGTTACCGGAAGAACCGGAGCCTAAACATTTTAGCTTCATGTTTCTACCTCAATTTCGTCATCGTTCGGAAACTGAAAACAGCCATATATATTAACAGAAGCTCCAACGTATTTTTTGTAATGTTCTCCAAGCATTTCCATAGCTTTCTTTGCCTTTTCTTCTGTGGAATATTTAGCAATAACCATATCACTACAAAGTTGTTCTACACCTGTGAGGTTCTTATTCAGAAAGTAAATTTCACAGTTAAATCTCTGAATAATCACCTGTTCATAAGGAATGTCTAATGTTCCGTCCTGCGATATAATTCTCATGGCAACCTCCTACTTAAAGCAATCCGGTGTTTCTGCGCTGGCAATGTCCGTCTCTGCGGTCTGAGGTACTTCTTCAAATGTTGCGTCAGGAAACTCTATAGTGTTTGCATTTGCCTGTACCTCTTCTGCCACAACTTTTTCCACATCAAGTTTCACATCGGAAACATCAGGAAATTCTTCCTGCGCATACAAACCTTGGAATTTATCCGGAAAAGCTTCTCTTAATGCCTGTACAACAGCAACTTTTCTTATCATTGTTGCAGGCTTTTTAGACCATTGACCGTTGATTGTTCCATCTTTTTTTCTTCCAACATATTCATCGAAAGATACTGACTGGTACTCCGGTGTCTCTCTTCCTTTGATAAACACTTTAGCCCAACCTCCTACAATAGATTCGTCCTTAAGGACAAAAGATCCTTCTCTTTCTTCAACGGAACCATCTTTCTTCTGAACAATAATTCCTGCTTTTTTTCCTGCATAATTCGGATTTGCATCGGCTCTTTTTGTAAAAACATCTTTTCCGGTAACAATCGTAGCAGGATCATTGTTTCCAAACTTAATGAGGTATGCTTCTTTCAAAAAAGGATTAAGATGCTGATATCTGCAAAGAGACATAAACATCATTACTTCCTGATCCGATACGTTTCCACCACCGCTTACAAGGTACTTTCTTACCGTTGTTGGGGAAATTTTTACAATTTCCCCATTTGATTCGTATTCCACAATTCCTGTGTTTTCCTGCTTCTTTTCGTCTGCCATACCTCGTACCTACCTTTCTACTTTCTTAAGTCCTTCAATTCCGATGATGAATACCTGGGTTGTCTTTGGATTCTGAATCAGTGCAAGAAGTTTACATTCGCCGTGCACGTCATCATGATTTGCAATGTTCAAAACCTTTGCAACCATCCCGTCTTCAACAGAAACTTCATTAACATAATTTTGCCTATAATTTCCAAGTCCACTCCATGTATCGTATGTTGAATAGCAATGACCTCTATGTGTTACCTCTACCATGTCACCGACATGAATTTTGCTGTCATCCTCTTCCGGTTTGTAGTTTTCAAGGACAACGTACTCTCTGTGCCATGCCGCTGTAACTGGTTCTCCATCTTTCTCAATTACAACTCCAAGTTTACTTGTAGAAATAACCTTAAATATATCTCCTTTTTTATATGGAATCATCCAAGGTTGCGCATCCACAATTTTGATGTACTCACCGACTTTGGCTTTCCTCTTCACCTCCCGGACACCGTTATCAGGCTTTACATCGTCACCCATAAGCCGATTAAAAGCCAGTTTTGCACCAGTACGGAAATCAAATTCATCAGCCGGGTTACACTTGGCTTCTGCTTTCTTACCTGTAGTCTTGTCCAGTGCAATCACTTTCTGATCGTTACGGTAGATGACGATGGTTTCACTTCCGACTTTTTCCAAATTATCAGAAAATAAAGAACCAATTTCAAACATTTTCCTACCACTAGTTTCTCTTACGACATCTTTGTAAGAAACAAAGTCACCATTGATTTCTGTGATTTCAATTACCGCAGCATTGTCTAAAATCATTCTGCTTTTGTATCTTTCTCCAACCTTAAATTTACGTTTCTCCATCTTACAGTCCCCACTTTCTGTCAAAATCTTCCATTGACTTTGTAACCTTTGCGTTAATCACAACAGCCGAAATCACCATGATTGCATAGACAACAACTGCTAAAATCTCCGGCAGTAGTACAAGCCACCATGACCAACTAATCACTCCAAGTAACTTCAGAGCAATAAAAACGATCGTTAAAACCTCTGTAAATCCCATGCTATTCTTCCTCGCTTTCCGGCTTAATCATAAATCCTCCCTGATGCACTGTCACATCAGCCTTGTAAATCTCTTTGATGCTTCTAGGCATCACATGGAATGTCACATCCGTATCAGCAATCTTGCCTTTGAATTTCAAGGCTCCACGGTCTGAAAGTCCCAGGTACACACCCACGCAACACTTGTCATCAAAATTGAATATCACTGTGTCACCGGCATTGATTGTTTCTCCGCTTGTTGTCAGAACGGAAATTACTGTCTCTTTCTTAATCTGCATTCTCTGCAGCTCCTTTCTTTATCTTGTCACAAAATATCTTGGCAGAAATTTTCGCTCCAAAAAGAGAAAAAATTAAAGTCATGCCAGGATACTTCTCAATAATAGAATCAAACGGCTCTTCTGACATTGTTTTTGCAGTTACCTTGCACATTTCATCAGCAGAAATCTCAATTTTTTTATCCATATCATAATCATTATTAGGCATTCTTCACTTCCTCCACTTTCAACTCTTTGTCATCACTTCTACGGAACATAATTAACTGACTGTCAATCTGCGGTATTCTCCATGAATCAAGGCTCTCGGTATCGTCAACCATGATAGGCAATTCCACCCCACACCGCTTCTGAAACGCATTGCAAATGTCAATCTCCGTCAGAATCCTTGCTCCGTGGTTCATGTTTCGGCTGTACGGTTCTCCCTTGTAGATAAAGTCGCAACATTCCTCGGTATCACCGTTCACAAGCGGTCTGAACATCTTTACGTGGCAGAACTCCAAATACTTGTTCACATCAGATTCCAGCAGTTCATTCTTATTCCGACTAAATTTCTTTAACAAGTCAAGCTGTGCCTGCACATCCGTAATCTTCTGTGCAATGTTCTTGCGCTCCTGTTCCAGTTCTGCAATACGCTTATCCACACTCTCGTTAATTCTTACACTCGCCAAAGACTTATCAACCACAGAAATATCATTGCGGATCTGCTCTTCATCACCTTTTAACTGGATTCTGAGAAAATTCATGTCAGTGAATTTGTTCATGGAAGCTTCTTTCTCTGCAATCTGTGACTGGACAGCTTTGTACTCTTCTGTGTTAGAGATATCCACGCTTGCTGGAATGGAATTTAAGGCATTATCAGCAATGGCAATCTCTTTTTCCAACCGCTCCACTTCATCCTCGGTCTTTTTCAGTTCTTCACGCTTATGCTGCAGTTCTGCCTGATCCGCTTTGATATGGTTAGCACAGGAAGAACCCTCTTTGGTAATCAGTTCCAATTCATGTGCCTTATGCGTATCAAACTCCGTTCTTAACTGCTCTTTCTTCTCTTCCGGGTATTCCTGTCCGCAGTAGGAACAGATCAGAGAATTTTCATCAAATTTAAGGCTTTTATTCAAATCCCAACTCTTCTTCAATTCCTGTCTCTTCTGCTCATACTGTGCGATACGCTTTTCCAGTTCCGTGATCTCTTCACGAATGGTATCTGCCTTAAGCAACTCTTTCTGATGCTCATTCTGAATCTGATTCAGTGTTGTGCGCTTCTCTCTCCTGTCAGTATCCAGTTTTTCATTTGCTTTCTGCTGTAATGCGCTCAACTGACCTTTTAACTCAATGATTCCGTCTGAAATCTTGTCGTACTCTGCCATACGCTTCTGATTGTCGTTCTGCTGCTCAATGTTGTCATTCAGCTTTTCCAACAGTGCATTCTTCTGTAATTCCAGATCCGCAAGGTCAATATCCACTCTCTGACGGCTCACCTCGTCAATACGGCTCGGAATTTCATCTAACAGGTCCTGCAAGCCCTTGGTTCCATTTCTTCCTCTTGTGCCGTAAAGCTGTGCGTTGCAACGCTTTTTCAGTTCATCTACTGTGCCGTCATGCAGTACAGATTTCAGAGGTTCAAACTCCGGATACAGGTCGCAAATATCGTCATTGCTGTGCTTTCCAAACGTTTCAGCCAGTATTGCTCTCTGCTCTGTGCCACCTTTCAGCAGAAGTGTCATGGCATTGATGCAAAGTGAAAACTTATCTTTTCCGCATACACTCTCTTCCAAAAATGCTTCAAAATCTGCTGCCTTTTTTGGAATATCATTCACATAGTAATCCGTGACATTGCCGGTAAACTCGCCTTTCTTATTAAAGTTCTGACGGCATACTTTTTTCAGAACCTTGTCTGTACCGTCAATCTCCACGGTAACTTCTGCGGTAATATCTCCGTCAATGTCGTTGCCGTCCTTATCGTGCGGTCTGATTCCGGCGATCTCTCTGCCGTTCTCGTCACGGCATCCAAAAATATACTGAATTGCTCTTTTAATCGTGGACTTTCCAGTTTCATTCACTCCTGAAATCTCTGTCCGGTCGTATAAATCAGTGTCCACTACGTTAGAACCATAGAACTTGCAGAAATTCTGCAAAAAGATGTGCTTAATCCTCATTTTTCCTATCCTCCCAAAGATATAAATACAGTGAATTAACAAACATATAGATTGAGACCGGCTTGTCTGTCTCGTTGATTTTCTTGTACAACTCTGTGGTTGGGTTCATCTTATCTACAACCCACTTGATCGCCTGATAGACGCTTTTTTCATTTGTGCTATGTTCCTCTCCGATAATTCGATAGATTTCAGACAGTCTTCTGTTTCTGTTCTCAAACATCAGCGTTTCAACCTCGATGATGTACTGGAATCCCGGCAAGTACTGTTTCAGCCCCAGTTCTACCAAGATTTTTCTGATTTTCCTTTCCATTTCCTCACTCCTCCGACTTTCAGTCTTCTGTTGCGTGAATCATGTTGTCATCTCCGATATACAAGATTCCTGCATCTAACAGTCCTGCAATCAGAATTTCATTCGCACGGACGATGTGGATAATTTCTTTCTTCCACATGGAAATACTCCTTTCTTACCCATTTTTTCATTCCTGTCTCACGGTTCACCAGTCGGTAGTAAAATGATGTTTCACGGTCGATTTCCCACTCTTTAGGATTGAAAAAGAATCTTCCGATTACTCCTTTGACTGTAAACCGCCTTTTGGCACTCATACATCTTCCTCCGCAAGTTTGGCATACTTCCAAGTTGAAACATTATAGTATCCGTTAGCAGAATAAGATGTACAACCGCTGTCCCATGCAAAAATCATATTGTTTTCGTATCTTGCAAAGTGTCTCCTTTTCCACCGTCCATCTTCTGAATCTCTTACAAGAATTTTTGTATCCACAGGAACCTTCGACCAGTCAACCGTAGGCTCTACATATTCCTGCTCTGACCATTCTTTTAATTTTTCTCTACATGAACTATCAATAACTTTATTTTTCCGGAATATACATTCGTTGCATGGTACTTTACCGCAACTACTGACTTCTCCATTTCTGTTAATAGCAAACGAATGTCCAGATACTGCAATATCAAGAATCCGTTCTGCATACTTCTCTCTGTTCGTCATTTTCCGTTCATCCTTTCCAGTTCTGCGCTCCTAGTTAATATCCAGTCTGCGTAATCACTTAATTCTGTTTTAGTTGTTGCATTTTTCTCTCCGTGGTAAACAGCCAACACAACTCCAACATCTTCATACTTCTCAAATAACTCTGCCAGATAGTCGGCTCCCACATGGATATTGCCGTCCACAGAGTAAATATCCGTAACTCCCAAACGTTCCATGCGGTCTTTATGCCATCTGTCAGAAATTTGCATCAGACCTTTGCAACCACCGCTTTCTACATCCGGTCTGCCGGAAGATTCTTTCTCAATCATTGCCATGAGCAGTTCCGGGCAGATGCCGTATTCCTCACCGTACTTTACACACGATTCCTGCGCTTCCTCGGAGATAAAACTGCCGGCTGGCTGTGCCGTGGAAGTAAATGTGATGGAGAGTGCTATTATAATAGGAAGAAACAGCTTTATTGTTGTTCTCATATCACTGCTTACCTTTCTGTTAAAATTCTTCCATCTTGGAAGACATACAGACTTTTTACTTTGAAAAATTCTGATTCTTCTAATTCCAAATTATTGCAGTATACATAGCGCACTCCGGTTTTTTCATCGTTTTCTCCAAAAACATCATCTGTGTAATACAAAACCATTGAAGAAAATTCTTTTATGTCATTTTCCGTAACGGGTCTGAGAAGAAGCTTTGATTCTTCCTCTTCATTTGCATGGTCAATGATTGCAATGTGTTGTCCATCTAAACAATCATCCCTTAAGTAAACAGCAACATTTCGTTCATTGCTTTCAAACCATACAACGACTTCTTCATCGTCAGCGTTGGAATTTACATCCGAAACAGTAAGCCCTACCAAATCCCTTAAATCACTGCCGTGCAGGACTTTGTTGCCATATTTAAGTCCTCTATCGTAATTTGCTTTTCTTACGTTATTCACTTAAATGTCTCCTTTCATCTAAACACTTCTCTGTGTTTCTATTTTTCTTCTAATTGCATCAATACCTTTTTGATAAACAAGTGTTTTTATAGATATATGTTCCTCCCCATTCTTGGTGTATTTCTGCTCTATTACACGGAACCATCCGCAATCAACATATTTTTGATACGGCACATTCCATTTATTTAACATTCCTGCTTCACGCAGAAATGCAAATAAATTATTTCTTCCAAAGTCCTTAAATCCGAGAATTTTTGCCACTTTATCCATCGGAATTGCGGTTTTGCTATCTGCCACTGCGTCAAAGAAATCTGCTTTTGGTCGCATATCTTCAATTTGCTTCTCTTTTTGTGCAATAATGTTCTGTGCTACAATAAGTGCGTTCGCTACAATCTGCTCTGGTGTCAAATTCTCCTGATTTGCTATGTACCCACCATTCTTGCGTATAGACGGCAAAACATCTGATGTTACCCAGTGTTTGAACCTCTTTGCTGAATCAAGTTTGCTTCCGATAATTGCAGAATATAAACCGCTTTCATTTATTAAAGAAGACTTCATATTCATACCATCCAAAATGGATGATTTGGAATCTTCCTCGTCTATGCGCTTCATCATATTACTCGTCTGCGCATACCCAAGTTTGTCGGCAACATCTTTTGCTACAAACCAAGGCTCACCATCAATAGTTTTTATCCTGATTGTTCCAAATTCATCTGAATTAAATATTTGTAATTCTTCCATGTTTCTCCTTTCTAAATCATATTTTTCAATAAAGTTGTTGCTGTAGAAAGTGAATTTATAGCATTGCAAAGTGTATTTAGTTCTTTCCTTTTTCTCTCTTTTTCTCTGCTGTCGTTCTCTGATTCATATTCCTTTGTTTTGTAAAATATCATGGAATATATTTCACAAATAGAATCTTGAAGTATGATAGGCTTGTCCCCAGTAATGAAAATATCTTTGTCTATTTTTATTATTCGCACGGCTTAACATCCTCCCATATATTATCAGTTCATCAGCGTATCAACTTTTACTTTCAGAACATCAGCGACAGCTTTGAGGTTTTCAGCAGTAGGCGAAGAATCATTCCATTTAGCAATAATCCCATTACTAAGTCCTGCTGTTTGTTCAACATATCTAATGCTCAATCCTCTTTTCTTACAAATGTCCTTAATGTTGTCGTAGCATTTCAATCTATCACTCCCTTTCTCTTGATTTAGGAATTTAGAGAAAAACTTGACAAAATTTAGAGAATGTTCTAATATAGTAACTGCCAAGAAACCACAGAGAACATTTTTAAATTTAGGCTTTCCTCTAAATCCTAAATTTATTATATAGAGTGTTCTCTATTTTGTCAAGCATATTTTTAGAGTATCATCTAAATTTTAGGAGGACACTATGACTACGGTAGAAAGAGTAAAATCTATATGTAAAGAAAGGGGAATAGCCATTTCTAAATTAGAGACTTCTTGCGGATTTAGTAATGGATATATAAGAAGTTTAAAAAAGGGAGTTATCCCGGATGACCGTATAGAAGTAATTGCGAATTTTTTAGGAGTTTCTATTGAATTTTTGTTGACCGGCAAAGAAGATGGAGAAAAATATTCAGCAAAATATGCTAGATTAGTTTCTTTTTTAAGAAACGATCCCAATATGGAAGATTTATTGATTAAGTACTACAATCTTTCGGAGCAAAAAAGAAGTACTGCATTTTCCGCATTTAAAATGATAATCGGAGGTGCGGAATGAAGAGAAAAATAAAAGATTCTAATGATTTTTTTGGCTATTTAATATCAATAAAAAATAAAGACAACAATGTTGTATTAGGTAGGATTTCAAAAGATTATGGTGATTCTGCCATAGATGATTTTATTGATTACATAAATGAACTAGAAGAAATGAAATATATAAAAATAAATTCATTAGAAGACATACATATAGTAAAAAGTAAAGAGCATAATTACATAAGTCCTTTTAAAAAAATTATTGATTATATAGGTCCAAAACTTGTTTACGTTTTAGTGTACTTTATGGGATTATGCTCTCCAATATTTACAGAATATTTAAAGAAAATATTAGGTCTATCTTAAGAAATAATTTGTTAATAATCCTAAAAAGTAAATCAAAATTATTAACGCCCAATTTATTTTTTTTCGATTTTTCATTTTTCCCCCTCTATATCAGAGACAATGACATAGACATATTTCAATATGTCATTGTCTTCTATTCCAGATAGTATCCTTGCAATTTCCTCTCTGTAAAATTCATTGCTTTCGTTCACTGTAACCTTCTCCCCTCTCCTCGTGTTTCTCCTCACGAACTAAAGTAGCGATACATCAAATTATAGAACATATGTTCTTAACAATCAATATATATTTGACGCACGTTTTTTATTGTTGTAAAATATCAACAAAAAGAGGACGGTGAAAACGCCAATAAACACCGCCCTCGCCAGAACTTGATGTCCCTCGTTTCAAGGGATGTTACAAGTGTATCATGTGAAAGGGGGACAATAAACATGATGAAAAAAGACCGAATCAAAGAAATATCGACACATTTATCAGTCAACCGTACTAATTATATGTTAAGTTTTCGTGGAAATCTCCACGAATTTCTCAATGAGCCGGACATGACAGTGTACAAGCTTGCTGATGAAGCTAATTTGCCTTATTCTACGCTTAATTCACTACTGTACGGTAATTCTAACGACACGAAGCTATCGACCGCTGTTGCGCTTGCTAGAGCCTTTGGAATCAGCGTAGATGAACTGGTAGGTTGCGGCACTATGGAAGATAAGATGTTGGAATCTGTCAAGATATGCCGCAGTCTGCCGGAACACTCTCTGTACCTTATCCGTTACTTCATACGTCACCAAGATAAAATCTATTCCAGTCTTGAAAAATCGCACAAGTATATTTCTGTCCTTAAACCGCAACTTGTGAATGGAATTATAGCCACCACAAACGCTGTAGAACCTATTTGCATAGACAACTTACCGGAAGATATAAAATCCAAGACTTATATCGGTTTGAAAATTCCCTGTGACTACTATATGCCGTTTTATCTTCCAAGGGAAATTATTCTACTTGCAGCGGATCGTGAACCGCAAGACGGTGAACGATGTATTGTGACCAGTAATGGTGGGATATATATTGTCGTGAAAACACATATAATTGAAGATGGTGTAAGAAAATGGAGATATGTTCCGCTTATGTCTCCGAACAGCATACTCCCGGAAAATCTTATTGATGACATGATGGGATATGTGGTTGGTTTCGTCAACAATGACGGTGACTGGGGAATCAGATAAATAGATTAAGAGCATGGCTTTTACACCATGCTCTTTTTGATTGATTTATTTTTGCTTCTAATCTCTGCCCCGCCAGATATCACTACTTCTGTAAATGGCAAGTTAGATTTGTCATCATCTGAATTATTAACAACAATAACGTCGCAGAAAGAACAGAGGTATAATATTAATTTCACTCCATATAAAAAAATATTAATAAGATTTACAGCAGGACACGTTGAAGACATTATAATTGATATGTCTGTTGTAAAAGTCGTTGGATAAATATGGTTTAGAAGATATTACAATAATGCTGCTGGATCAGATTATTATTATACTATTGGTGGATATGTGGTAAATGAATCTATATATATTCAAACATGCGCATCTTCCGGTTGGACTTTTTCTGATATTAAGATATATGGATTAAAGTAATTATTTAATATACTCAACTATTATATATGCCGTACCGCTTCCAACCTTGTTATTAAGATAGATATTTTTTTCAGATTGGTAGTAGTATGCATATATTGATAATCCAGTTTCCCATGTACAATGAATGGGAATTGTTCTGTTTTCGTTAGTCTCTATAGTACCTTTGATATCTATAACACGAGATGCGGTAGGAAGCGATAATGCAACAATATTAGTATTAATATTTGATGTGACTTGCTTAACAACTCGATATATCTTTCTACCATCAATCCATTTACCGCATATTGTTTCTTCCGTTGAATAAGTTAAATTGCCATTTACATCATTAATGGCTGCATTAGTATCATTGATGTCTTTTGCACCGAATGGTGTTCCTACTTTCGTATATTCGGTAACATCAACGAAAGAAACAGTTCCATCGTCATTTTGTATTTGCTGATATTTTCTTAACTGATTTTTAGTTGTGTCTAATACATCATCAACATAGTTTGTTTTCAAATCTGCCATAATTACACCTTAAATCCTTTCTGACCGCCAAGCGTAAAGGCAAGTCGGTTCTGCGCTTTTCTTTGTGCTACTAACGTATTGTATATTTTTAACTGCAACGATTCTATCCTGTTCCAGTCTTCATATGTTGGAACCGCTTTATTCTCTTTCCATGTTTTAAATTGTTCAGGAAATAAGAAAGTGGAACTGTTAATTTCTGCCAACGTAGTTTCAAATAAAGTGACTTCATCGGCATAAATCAGATCTGCTTCAACCTTATCATCTCCAAGATTAAAAGATGATATTTTATACATAGATTCTGCAGTGTTTTTTAGTTCCAAAAGATTATTTTTAATACGGTTATAATCTGTATGTAAAAAATAATCTCCTATATATGTTTCACCATTCCATTCAGAAGACCAATTTGTTTTAGGATCTGCCCACATTATGCTTCCTCCACATCTCCAAACAATTCTATATATTTCTCTGTATCATTCAGCCCCAAATACTCTTTTATATCTTCTTTTGTTTTCGGCACTATTTCTCCGTTTGGATAAAACAAGAAAAAATTACCTTTTTCTGTTCTGAATATTTTTCTATTTGTCATTTCATCAACATATATTATTTCAGAAGTTTGCGTGTTATACAGAAGACCGTTAATTATTTTTTTCATTACAACCTCCTTATGTTCTCATTGCTCTTCGCAATTGCAACGATCCATTAAAAGCACCATTAAAGTTTAATTTGTGTTTTTCCACTTCTACTTGTAAGCTGTTTACAATATCACTTTCCATGAAAATAATATCAGCAGCTTCCAGCACCGGATCCCCTCTGTATTGAACATCATAAGAAATATTATTCGCATAATAATTCCCAAGCCATTCAGCAACTGTCCTTGCGTGTTCTTCTGTTGAAATAAGTTGGTTTTCACAATACCTTATTTCTCCAGAATTGTTGATTGATTTCTTTAGATAGATGTTATCTTCAACTACTTGCGGTGTATTATTCTCTCCGTTTTGAAATGTATATATTTTAACGAAAACTTCTTTTGTCTTTCTTTCTGCGTATCCATAAGGATTTTCTGTCATGGAGTCCTTTTTTAACTCATAATCAGATAAATCTCCAAAACTGATCTTATCAATCAAAACTCTGTTTTTAGGATATGCTTTTGTTATCTCGAAACGAATACTGTCGAAGTTTTCAAATTCATCATTTAATAATGATTTTTCTTTCAAATCATCATATTTGAAAATCTTAAGAAGTGTGTCTCCATTATATGTAGATACTTTCATCTCTTTTGGAGGATTACCCTGGAATGAAATATACAATCCATAATACGTGTATGCTGCAGGAAGTTTTAATGTAAGCACTGGATTTTCCGAAAACAATCCATTTTCATCAGAAACATTGCTCGTAACATATCCTGTCTGTTCGATGGCTGTACCTGTATTCCTCGGAAGAAAAAATTGTGAACCATCTACACGCATAAAACTTTTTGTCAGTTCTGCATATACATTGTTGTTTCCGTATAATACATTAGTGGCATTTCCCCACCACGCAGTTCCGTTTGATGTAACCTGCATATCTGCCGGATCTATAACATTTGCAAAGTTGGCTTTAATATTTACTCTTCCGTCAGAATCTACAAATAAAATGCATCTTGAAGCGTTGCACAATAATTGCAAACATTCTTTGTGAGGTGCTTCCGGCATTGGATTGTGTAGGCTCACATCTCTTAAACAATCGTCAACAAAATACTCGTCAGGCTCGAATCCGGCATCTGTTAGAATGCTAATAGCTTCTGCATATGCTGTTCTATCGTATATTTTGTTTCCTATTGTATAGTTGTCTTCCAAAGTTGAAAGAACATCATTTGCGGTGAAAGACATTTGATTTTTTTTAGAGTTCCAGTCAGTCAAAAGCATCGTGGCTTTTTTATGCCATTCCACTGTTTCGTCTGACAGGACCATTCCGTATGATAACTCCATTTTTTGTCCAGTTTCAAGGAAGTTGATAAAGGAATTATCATCGTCTACATTGTATATATTATTTTTATCCAGTATTGTTACGGATAATTTTCTGTATGGAATCTCCGCTGAAATTCCGTTAACAAATTCTTCAAAAGATGCTGTTGACACATCATTATTTCTATATGTCAATCCAACACCCATTACAATTTTTTCTACTCTAAGCCGTTTATTTCCTCCGACCATAGATATAGGAATTATTTGTATGTTTGTAGTATCTCCAATTACATCTGTTGTTGAAAAATCATGTTTGTCATTTGTATAAGTTAACTCTTTTTCATCTGTAACAATTTTGAAGCTAGTTGGGTAATATTTCCCGAAATCTATCGTAAGTCCTTTGATGGAATACTCTTGTGGGAATGCTACTTTTACAGTTTCCATTATGTTTTGTGTAGTTAATGGAGCATTGCGTAGCTGGTACAATCCGCTTGTCTCTCTCGGAAGAAAATACATTTGACCGTCTACACGCATATAATTTTGTTCCAAAGTAGCATATTCCGTATATTCTGCATCATTTCTAAAGGGCAAAACCTTGTTTCCCCAGTATGCGTAATCACCATCAAAATAAGCCGTATTTTGTGCATCACCATTTACTACACCAAGAGTAATTGATATGTACGCCCTGTCTCTTATTTTTTTCTGCATCGCAGATTTATAAGCATTAGAAGCCTTTATCATTCTTCCCACCCGCAATCAATTAGATTAAATTTACATGTTTCATAGTTTCTATAAAATATATCATCCAAAAACAGCGGTTTTCCGGTAGTGTCTCCTGGATACATGGTGTATGTATGTCTTACATTATCATCACCTGTAAACGTAACCGGAACAAAAAATGGCTCTAAAGCATCTTGCATTTCTTTCCATGTTTCAGCGTCCAGTCCGTTCCATTGCAGATTATTTATCTTCCACAATTTTCTTCCGACTTTTTGACCGACAACTGCTGCATTTACATTTCTTCCCGAATCAACCGTCTGCGACCGAACTATTTCCATTCCTGGAGCTGGGCACGGAAAACGTACTCCATTTACTATGATGAAATCACTTGCTCTTGCTATCATTGTGTTTTCCTCCATAGAAAAAAAGAGTGGGAATAAATCCCACCCTTAAGTAATAATCTGTAATCCCATAGCTTTCTGACCCCTTAAGCTTGCCCTTGCTATGTCTCTATCACCGATATTTACATATGTTTCTTTTGCAAGTAATTGCTTTAACAGGCTGATTTCTTCTGCCATCATACGCATTTGTGCTTCTGCCGTGGAATTGATAGCTTCTTTGATTCCTGTTATTTCAGCTCCACCGGCAACCGCTGTCTTACCACCTACTGTTCCGGCAATCTCTGGCACTCCGTTTTCTCCTGCCATGAACATTGTGTATCGACTAGGAACGTAACCGCCTGTCTCAAATGTGGGGATTCTGCCAAGGTTTACACTTCCGCCCGGAACAAGTTCTTTTCCGAGTACAACAACCGGATCCCATGAAAAGTTTAACTTATCATTTATCCAGTTTGCAAACCTATTCCAAATTTGTTTGACAGCCTCTATTGCATTATTCCATGCATTAGATAATCCGTCTTTAATGCCACTCCATGTCCATTTTTCGGTAGTAAAGTATGATTTTACGTTATTCCACCACTTTGCAAAACCAATATTTTTCCACCATGCGGTAAATTCATTCCATTTCGTAGAAAGTGCGGTCTTAATATTTGTCCCTAATTGATTCCATTTTTCAGCAGAAAACCAAGGCTTGACAGATTCATTAAACCAGTTTTCTACAATAGGTTTTAAATTTTCAAACACTGATACTAAACCAAATGTATCATTTATGTCCAGTTTAAATTGTGATAAGAAATCAAAAAACTGTCTTATCGGCATTGTTTTTGTCAAAAAATCTGCCGCATCAGAGTTCATCTGTTTCCAAGCGTCAAAAAGTATTGAAAAATCTGTGTTTTTTATTGTATCAAAGAATCCACCTTCTCCAAAAAACGAAAAATTATCATATGTTTCTTTATCATCAGGGAAAAGTGCTTTACCTAATGATTTACCTACATTAAATCCAATCTCCCAAGTAACAGAAGCTATTGCGATTGTAGGAACTATTCCTATGCTTGAACCAAGTACTGTGGCTGATACCTTATCCGATATTTTTCCCCATATAATATCTCCCACACCAGTAAATTTTAAAAGTCCTATTGCTGTGATAATTGTGGTTTCTATCGGTGCAGCATCAAAACTTCCTTTCCACAGATCGATTGCCGCATCTATGGCAGTTTCTATGAAATTTCCAGCAGATGTAAATATTGCTGTCCAATCCATTCCGTCCAAGAAACTACCTATGTGTCTTCCGATTTTTTCCCAGTCCACAGAATCTATTGCTCTTGTGAACCAGTCAAAAATACCGGTTACCAGTTTTGATGTATCCATTCCGGCAACCTTGAACCATGAATCAGAATCAAACTTAAATGCATACGTCAAATCTTCTATAATATCTTTTATTGGCTTAAACACCTTGCTTACTTTGTCAGCCCAACCCATAGCTGTATTCTGCATCTTGTCAAATGCTTCTTGCCATACTTTTTCGTATTCAGCAGTAGCATCCATGATTTCCTTGGTAAGGTCAATTCCTGCTCCACCAGCAGAAGAACTTCCGCTTGAACCGCTGTTTGGGTCAATGATATTTAATTCATCAATACCAAGCGTATAACTTTTAGCCTTTTTTGCGCTTTTTCCAACTTTATCCAGTGCATCTGCCGTATCTTCCAATTTTTCATTGTACCCTGATACACCTTGACCGAATGCAGAAAAATCAATCTTTATTCCGAGTAAACTTGCCACACTGACAAGCAGTCTCTTAATCGCAATTACGACACCGTTAATGACAGGGAGTACTTTCTGCAATACCGGAATAAACAACTGACCCAGTACCATACCGGCTTCTTTTACGTTGTTGGTAAACTGACGAATCATATTACTTGGAGAATTGATTGTATTCGCCAAGTCTCCCCATGATACTTTGGACTGGTCTAAGATTGCCAGTAGACGCAACTGCTGTTTCTCTGCCTGTGACATTTCAGATACAGCTTTTTCAATGCCGTATTTGTAAGCATAGGTCTGTAAGGTGGCATTCGTGATATCAATACCATACTTATACAGTGCTCTTGACTGACCAATCAAACCGGACTGTAAATTAGTCGCAACTGTACTGAAATCCACGTTAAACAGTGAAGAAATATCTCCGGCAAGCATTGTCATAGACTTTGAAATTGCCGTGGTGACTTCTCCGGTCTGCCCTAAAGAGTTGGTGATAGATGCAAGTTGTGAAGCGTACTGCGTAATCTCCTGTAAATTCAACCCCAGGTTCTTCATTCCACTTTCAGAAATCAGTCCACCATCTACATCTACTTTCAGACCGGAAATTTTACCCAGCAATTCATTTACACGGTTCCCAAAACTCTGCGCATAATCTTCTGCGTTGTCGTAACCGTATTTTTCAAAGTCCTTGCCCCATTCCTTGCCGACTTTATTGAATGCTACCGTGTAGTAGTTGAATGCTTCAATATAGTCCGTAGTTCCCTCTATGGAACTCCAAAGAGATTTTATTCCACGGATAACAAGGAAATATGTTGCGTAGAATCTTCCGAAAGCCGCTGCAAGACTGAATGTACTCTTCGTGGCTCTTTTTGCGCTTGCCGTATAAGTGTTCAGATTTCGTCCTAAAGAGTTTGCCGCTCTCCCGGATGCCGCACCAGTAGATGCCAGTCCTGCCAGTGCATTCGTCATGCGGATAATGTTCTCACTGACATTCGGAGCGGTTGACAGAGTAGTGAACAACTGCTTCAAATTCTTCGCAAGTAAAGGAATGTTCGTAATCGCTCTGCCGGATGCCACACCACCAAGTTTTGAAATAGACGATGCAATGCTTGCAATATCCCCTATTCCATCTACTTTTGTTCCTGCCATGTCAGCAGAAAAAGTCTTTAACGCAGATGAAATTCTGCTTAATCCACTTGTATCTATTTTCCCCATTCTGTTAATGGAATTTGTCAGTGTGGAGATATTCTTAATGCCGCTCGTATTCATGGAATTTGCGGCATTTGCGATACTCTGTATGCTATTGGAAATGCTTGTCAGTTTGGACGTATCAATAGACAAGCTTTTCTGAAAATTTGTAAGGCTGTTTGCTAACTTATTTAGTGCGTTACTTGCGTTATTCGCATCCGCTTTTATTTTAATCTGCAAAGAATCAATATCTGCCATACCGCACCGCCTTTACACATAAAAAGAACGGTAAGCTGTGACACCTACCGTTCCTAAAATTATTTCTTAAGATATTCTCTCGTAACCGCACCGCACTTGTAATCAACCTTGATTCCGACTTTCTTTTGGAATACTCCGATTGCCGTTGCTGTGTCTTTACCTAAAATTCCGTCAATGTTGCTCTTTCCCTTTGCATTCACCGCAGATAAGCAACCATGATGAATGAGTGCAAATTGCAACCACCGCACATCATCACCTCTCATGCAAGGAACTGTTTTCTTTAACAGTCTTGTAGGTTCTGTGTAATGGTTGCTGTACGCTTCCGTAGTGCCCTGTACAGCTTCTAATTCCTTGTACCATACATTCATGTCCACATTTCCTGCAATGCCGCCTACACGCCCTTTAGAAGTATACTGCCAGCCTACCATGTTAGGTACTTGCGGTTGATACTTTACATCACACTTGCCGTTGTTCTTTCCGTACCGTGCAATCCACATAGGATAGTTTACACCACCATAAGGCTTAATGTATGTCTTGTAAAAACTTTCACCAGTGTATACGCCAAATGGCAATCCTGCGTCTGTGATAACCTTGCCGTAAGCATTGATAATGGAAATAATATTTTTGCCAAGACCTTTCATAACGGCATCTTCAACATCAAGATATACTGTCACTTTTCTGCCATTAAGAATAGTAAGCACTCTTCTTGCATCAGATCGTGATTTTGCAACCGTTGTAATATATCCGTATTCATATACTCCGTGCACATGGACATTGTTCTCTTGGCAACCTTTCCAGTTCTCTTCAAACTTCTTGTCCGGGTTCAAATCCTTGCGGATGATTTTCAAAATAGCAAAATCAATACCGTTCTGTTTTACCGCCCACCAGTTAATCGTCCCCTGATATGAGGACACATCAATTCCGATTAAACTCATGTTTGTTTCTCCTTAATCCGGACTTTCCGGTAATCCTTGTTCTCTTAATGCTTTAATTCTTTGTTTCATTTCCCATATTGCAATTTCTTCATTAGATTCCTTATAAGCCGGTTCTTTTTTTCTTTCTTTCATGATCGGATTTTTGATATACTCTGACTTTGCATTTTTACTAAAGCAATTGTCTATTGCTACACCAAATGCAGATATACCATAATTTCCAAACCAAGACCACATCTCTGTGTCTCTCTGCTTCATTTCTAACTTGTATGCTTCTGCATAAGGTTCTAAATCCGCAGGGCAGGAAGAATCTATATCTTTCACTGCAAATCCGTACCCTTTTGTGTATAAAAGCCACATAGGTCGTACTTCTTTACAGTATATTTCCCATGTTAGTTCTCTGACTTCTTCTCCGCTTTCTTGGGGTTCTTCTCCTGCTCCTGTTTCAGGAGCTTCGCTAAAAAACCATTTTCAAGCAACTCTCCTTGCACATCAGCAAACAACTTCTGAATATCAGATTCATCAGAATCAAAATAATCATCAAGCATGGAGTAAACCTCGCTTAACTTCGATTCTTTCTGCTCTTTGTTGTAAGGATCGAAACCATATTCATCAGAATGGAATTTCTGCAAACCGACAAGAATCAGTTCCGGCAGTAACATGAGAATGTTATTTACGGATTCGATTCCATCTTCTTGTTTTTCGAGGTTTGCCAGTTTCTTAATGATGTTGTTCTTTACGGTTGCTTCGTAACCGAATTTAATGTTAAGTTCCTTTTCTCCAAATTTTACAGTCAACATAATTTATCCTTTCCCCAACCTTTTGTTGGAAAGGAGCCGCCCGAAGACGGCTCTTTTTTGCTAAATCAATGGTTCATCTACCGTTTCATCAAAGTCAGCCACGGCAGTGTTATTTGTTTCTGACTGACTTTCTATTTTTTTGTCAGTGTAATTGCTGTGGGATAACCGTTTTCATCCTCTGTTACTGCAACAGTGTAATTATCTTCAATCCACTTCGGTACAGTAGCCTGTGCAATCGTAGCAGTTCCGGTCAGATGATCGTCTGTTGCTTCGTCCGGTGCAAAACTTTCCTGACCAATAAATGCGCAAATTCCCTCCGAGCCTTTTCCGTCGGTTCCGTAAAGGATGATAAAGTCCAGCTTCTTGCCCTCGTTTGTCACCATTTCATCCTTGTACTTTTTCTCAAATGCCCCTTGCACTTCCATACTGTTAGCTGCTCTACGACCCATTTCCTGTGTTTCGACCAAATCTTCCAGTGTAGAAGTATCCACCATGTTCTGACTTCCGAACGGAGAAGGAATACTTTTTGCTCTCATGAGCAGTTTGTAAGTTCCTGCCCAGTACTCACCAGTAGCAGCACTAGCATTAGGCTCTTTATAAGCAATTCTCGATTTTAAACCAGTAGCCATATTTACCTCCAAATTTGCATAAAAAATAGAGCCAGTAGGCTCTGTCAATAGTTACAATATATCATCAGCATCTACGTTTCTTCTGAACCGTGCTGTGCTTCTGAATGTGTTCTGCGAAGTATTGCTAAACTCCGGCATGGAAGTTATCTGAAATCGCAAACGTTTGAAAAGTCCTGCAACCGTAGCCATGATAGCTTCAGCTTCTTCCTGACTCTTGTTTGTTATCACATCCACCTGGTACGATGCTGTGATTCCATTGATAGACCGTCCTTCAAGGTCTTGTCCTGTCTCTGTAAACGGCATAGCATGAAAGTAAACTGTTGGGAATGTTGGTTCTGACAAATCCTTGCTTTTGTCAGTTACATACGCTTTAGGATGGCTCTGCGGTATTTTCATTTTCAAGTATGATGCAATCTTGACTTTAAAGTCTGATACCCATTGATATTCATTAACCGCCATTTCCAAACACCACCTTTGCTGTCTGTAATACAATTTCACGAATTTCTATTGCAGTCAGGTACATAAATGGTCTTGAAGGCATTCCTTCGGTGAAGTACCACTTGCCATCATCAGCCGGATAAAACCAACCGTATCTACCGTCTGCAAGTTGCCGTATGGTTTTTCCGCTTGCATATTGCCATGTGGCACCTTCGGGTAACTTTCCTTTGTACGGTGATTTCTGTCCGACAATTCCAGTCCCAAACTCAACAAATGCCGCATGGTCTGTTCCGGCAACAACCGCCCAGATTCCACCGCCTTTTACCGAACCAACATATTCAGAGTGGATACTCTGTATCAGTTCGCTAGTAAAGATAGCGTCAAGGTCTGCAATCTGTACTCTAGCAATCTCTACACCGTTTTCTGCCAAAGTTTCAGCTAGTAGCCTACATTTATAGGTCAAGCTGTTTTCGTAGTCTCTAAAAGCCTTAATAGCGTTCTGTATGGACTTGTCACTGAATAGATTTAGTTCAATTGTTTTCCCCATATCACTTTACCGTCTTTTGAAGCAAAAACAGGTCAACTGTAAGTCCTTCATCAGCTACACCTTTTACAACATAGTCCGCTGTCTTATCATCAACCAGTCCATCACTATCTCGCCCCACATCAGATTTCTTCCAAACAATGTCTCCTGCTTTAATCGGCAAATATCCCTTATCGGTAACAATTTGACAATAGGAACTGGAATCATCAATACCAAATTCCTTTACCAGTACTTCTGACAACTTGTTGCTGATATTGGCAGAAAAAGGAACAGGGTCAGAAAATCCGATAGCTTCTCTCAAAACTACCGGAATCTTTTCACTGTCAACCTCAATGTACTTGATGTTTCCATTTTCGTCACGGTCGTAGATTGTGACTTTCTCACCCTGTTTGGAATACTTCATTTTTTGCTTATTTGCTTCAAGCATCTTTCTTCACCTGTTTGTAAATCTGATTTACCCCGGTGCTTGCCAAACCGGAAACAATGCCGACCGCAATAGCATTCAGAACATCATTTGCCGGAAAGTCGGGAATCACATACATTCCTACCACTCCGAGAATGCCACCGACAATGCCGACAACAACCGGAATGTAATTATCCTTAATAACCGGAATAAGCTTTGCTCCAATACCAGCAAGATAGCAGATAACAACGATTGCAACGCAAGTTCCTACTTGTGAAAAATCCATTATTCTTTACCTCCATTCTTCAATCTGATTTCTTTGATTTCCTCGTACATTTTGGTAGCCATTCCATTTCCACCTAACGCATGATACGCATTGTACATCTCCACAAAATTCTCATACGCATAACTGGGAATTTCTCCCAACTTCATGTACTTATCGTGATACTCAATAAGTTGAACACGCAAAAGAAGCATTGTTCCCTTACTGTTTGCATCTCTGTCCTTCTTTTGTTGTTTAAGGAGCCAGACAATATATCCTAATAAAATAGGCAATACAATAGTGTATGTCTGTAATAAAAAATCTTTCATTTCATATCTCCTGTTACTTATTGTTGGCACACCGCCCACCACCCTTAAAGTGTGCCGCCTGCAACCATATTGCCGACATCAGCAAAATGGTCACGCACAATCTTCTTTTACAGCACTTTGGCAAATGGGAATACACCTACAAACAGACTGTCACGGTCTCTCCATGTTCTCGACACACCGTTTTCAGAGTAATTTGACATGAAATTTTCTCCAGCCTGTGAATGGTCATACACAACCACGTTCACAATCACGCTCTCAAACCGATTCAAGTCCTCTGCAATCTTTTGTTCCGTGTAGCTGTCCGGGTACATTCTCTTTGCCACAATGTCAGCTTTCGCTTGACTGATAAGTTGCTCAATCAGAGGGTTATCTTCAAGTTCATCAAACACGACCTCGGAGCTTTCAGAATCAATATGAAATTGTTTCAGACGGATTTTTACTTGCTCCAAAGTCGTATATTCTGCCATGTGCTACCTCTTATTCATCCTTTGCTACTACTGCCTTGCTGCCAGCCTTAACTGCCTTGTAAGATCCATCGCATTCTACTACGGTGATAATCTTTCCAGTTTCTGCGGTAATCTCTTCGCTACCGTCCCATGCAGCCCATGTCTGTACAGATTTTCCATAAGTTACAGTTTGAGCGGATTCTCCAATCTTGTACTTATAAGAGTTACCTGCGCCTTTGCTAGGGCTTACAGTAATCTTTGTTTTACCATTATCTGTGGCGCTTGCAATACTGGTAACAGTCAGTGTACCAAGAGTGTTATCTCCTGTAATTGTGGACACTACAATGCCGTCAATTCTTTCTGCGAAAAGAACAATGCCAGAAATAACAGTGTCCTTACAGGTCATGTTGTCATAATCCGGCGTTTCATGGATTCCAATATATCCGGTTGCATCAGAAGTAAAAGTGAACGCTTCATCCAGATCCGCACCGTTTACAGGAATGTAGTACAAAACAATATTATCTTTTGCGGTTGCATAGATGCTTCCCTTTGGTACAGAACTGTTAAAGATAACAGTGCCAAGTCCAAGGAAGTTCTCTACATAGGTCATGCCAAAAGCATTTTGTAAAGAGATTTGTGCGGTTGCCAGATAATCTGCCACATCCAGCGGATTCATGAAGTATACTGCTTGAATTTCATCATCTTCAAACAGCACCTGTAACTGTCCCCATGCCTGTGCAAGTGCAGCTTGGAAAGTCTTTCCAGAAGCAGAGCCTGTGCCAGTAGAAAGAAAATCAAAGAAGTTCTTACGGATTCCCTTCTGCACATCTTTCAGCATTTCGTCGCCAGTCATTACAACCGCTTGATCGTACCCCTTTTCGATGATGGCTTCTGCGGAAGTGGCTTTTCTCCACTTCTTCAAAGTAATCTCTTCATAGTTGACGGGTACAGTTTTGTATTTAGAAAGAGGAATGGTATCTCCTTCTGCAACCAGTCCATCTTGAAGAGTTCCTACTGCCTTGTAGGACTTCAACATGGTTCCTGCTGCCTTAGGGATTTTTCTGGTTACTCCAAGGGCTTCTACCAACTTTTTAATGGAATACCCAAAAAGGTTTACGAATTCAATTTCTCTTGCTCTTGCAAGGTCATCTTTCTTAATCAGATTGTTTTCTGCTGCCATAGTTTATACCTCCTAAAATAAATCTTGATTCATTGCAATAGCACGTCTGCGCTCATTTCTGTCCGGAATTGCCATAATCTGATCTTTGGTCATACCAGAGTATTCGCCGCCACCGATATTCACTCTTGGTCTTGTGCGCATCCATTCAGCCTGTGCTTCTGCTACTGCCGCTTTTTTTTCGTTTTCAATAATAGTTGCAATGGCGGTATGGTCAGATTCCGAAACCGCATCAATCAACTTTTCAACAGATTTTTCAGAAACTCCCTTGTAGGCAGCTACTGCCTTAATGTGGTTAAGTTCCTTTCGCATGGACTCTCTTTCTTCGTCCGCAATTCTTTGTGCTTCTGCTTTTGCTTCTGCTTCCTGCTCTTCCGCAGTCTGCTTCGATCGAAGTTGTTTCTTGTACTCTGCTGCTTCCGAACTAGCTTTATCAGATCTGTTTTTATACTTCTCTTTTTCAGCTCTTTCTGTAGCAAGTTGCGCCATGAGTTCTTCAACAGTAGGCTGTTTGCTTTCAATCTGTTGTCCACTAACTTCTGTTGTTTGTGTTTCTGTTGTCTGTGTGGTTACATCTGCCATGATTTTTACCTCATTCTTTCTTAATCTTGCTCTTTATACTTTTTCTCTAAGTTCTTGCGATTAACGTCTTCTCTGACGTAAGGCATATAAAAAGCCACTGGGAAAACCCAATGGCTTGATATCATGATATTTATTTGTCTGTACGGCTCTTATCAATTAAAGGGCTGTTAGAAATTTGGTCTGACAAGTCTTGCATTGTCCTTCCAGAATTTGGTTCTTTCTCTCCATCTCCACCTTCTCCAGCATTTTGACTATTTGTTTTATAAATAGTTTCTTGGTATTTGCGAACTCCTTCCCCACTTCTGCTGCATACCTTGCTTGGATCATCGAAAAACGGGATGGAATCAGTAGTATCTTCAAGACTAAATCCATGACTGAGCATAGTAGCCATTGCATTCACCTTTGTTGACATTTCGTATGTCTTTTGTCGCTTGATGTTTGGCTCTAAATCAGCTATTGTAAGTTTTCTCATTGGATCATCTTGCGGAACATAGGAAGATGCATTGATAGCTGCTAACACAACCTCAACCTCTTCCATTTTGCACGAATCAATAATCATTTGCTGTTTTGATGCCGCTGCTTCTGCATGGCTCCACCCTGTAGCATCACTCATTGCGACACCAGTACTGCCACCAGAATTATCATTTCTTTGCGGTACATTGCACTTTTGCAAGATTGTTTGTCTCCGTACCTGTATATTGTTAAGCATTCCTTCGTAGTCATAATTAACAGCAAGTGCTTCTACAATAGGTGTTTTTCCATCGGATGCCGTATATGTTTGCATCCATTCACCAGACTTTGGCTTTCTTACGCTTTCTGTAACTGTACCATCTTCGTTTTTTTCCTCAACAGTAGGAAAATCAACATCATTTGTGTGCCATATAGCTTGTGTATTTTGGTCAACATCATTGGAGAAATCCGAAATCATAAGATTCAAATTATCCATTTCGGAAATTTGCCGCTCCCACACTCCCATACGATCATAAGACCGGAAATACTCAACAATAGGGACAACTCCTAAAGGATTTTTTTCTCCGCTTCTTTCTTCGTGTTTCCATTTATTAGCATCATCTTCAACAGCATCGCCATTGATGATTTTGTTCATATCCCTAATTTCGTATCTGCTGTCTTTACTGTAACAAGTGTAGTATGTACTTCCGCTGTTTTTATCATGCCGGAATGTTACTCCAAGCATTGTTCTTCGATCTGCGTAATAGCTTGACTTGATAACAAATGAAGTCATTGGATTAAGTACATCATATGTAAAATATGCTTTCCCTGGTTTCCATTCTGTATTTACGTCGATTAAAACATTGCAAATAGCACCTATTAACATAGGTCTTGCAATTTCTTGTGTTTTTGTTTTGATTTTTACAAGATTGTATTGCTTATTAAGGTTTTTTACTCCCTCTGCAATCTCTTTATCTTCTGCATCTCCAGTCTGAACCAACGTAATAGGATTCCCGAAGCCGAATGAACTCCAAAATTCCGTTATCTCATTTGCCACATTATCTACGCAATGGCAATCAATTTCTGTTCTTACTTTCTTTTTTCTTTTAAGTGGTTGATTTCCTTCATCATACTCCATGAGATATTTAATCCTTGCTGCATTTACCCTATGGTCTGTCATGGCATTTCTCAAAACATCAATGACATTTTTGTATGTAATTTCTTCTACATCCGTATAAAGTACAATTCTTCCAGTTTGCATTTTTATCACCTACATAAATGTCATTCCACTACTCTGATCTCTTTTTTGGAGTTTCTTAATCTCACGTTCTCCGGTCTCTGTATGGTAAACAACCATCTTATTGCAATTCCGGCACTTATATGTCTTGTCAATGTGTGATTTTGCACTACATTCACCGACCAACCGTCCGCATCCAGGACAGTACACTCTAATTTTTTGGTTAAAAATCATAAATACCTCTTTTCTGCGCACAAAAATACCGCCCTTGCTGATAAGAGCGGTACTTCTGGAGTCTTCACATGATCTGAGGAGGAAATGAAAAATATCTTGGAATCTTTCTGCATCTTAATAGTATCACGGAAAAATCGGACATATCGGACAAGTTTATATGGAACTATACTATTTTGTATGTTTTTTCAAAAATATCAGGCTTGCAAGGGTAAAATTCTCCATTTACTCCTTTTATTATAAAATCATTTATAGATACGTTCATATATCCCTCTAAAGTTTTTATTTTCATGATTACATGAGGTGAAGATTTTCCTGCTCTCCAAGCATCATCGATAATTTCATATATAAGCGATTTCCCAACGAATTCTTTTATTTCATCTAAGTTAATGCCATTCCATCTAATAGCTTCAACAATAATAGGTATCTTTCTATATTTTGCCATTTTTATACCTCCGTATTATTTTAATTTGCCATATAGCGGTCAAATGCTTTTCTTACGCTATCCTCTGTGTTTCCACCACCGATTCTATCAGCAACCTTGTTCCATGATAATTTTTCAATAAAACGTAAGTTGATGATCCGTCTTATACGGCTGTCATGAACGCTTGCAATAAATTCTTCGACTTCATTATTTTTTTGCAGTAAATCGTCCTCTAAAAGCTGTAAAGTAGCTTTTCTGGAATAAAGCAGTGTCCGTTTCCTGCTGTACTCTGGATAAGGGAATCCTTCAATACGAAAATGTTCAGTGCCGCCGCATCCACCTGATACGCTGTCAACAACATTCCCATCCGATTCAATTTTTCTGATATCCGATTCAAGTTTTTTAATCTTCTGCTGTACTTCTTTGATTTCTTCCTGTAAATCTATGTATTGAGATAAAACCTCTTTGGTCACCATTCGATTTACCTCCTATATAGGGCTTGGCAAAATTACTGTTGGCTTTATGTATCCGCTACGCATCTCATTTTCAAACAATGCAATGCTATCCGGTGCATCATCGTGTTTTACTTTTCCGCTACGTGTCATAGTGGTTAATTCCTTCATGAATTTGTAGTACTGGCTCTGCCTGTCCATTTTCTTGAAATCACGAAAATAATAATCACGAATTACATTATCCCTTGCATTTTCCATTCTCGTAATTTTGTTGGAACAGTTAAACTTAAACCTTGCGCTACATCTTCCTCCCTGCGACTTTACAATGTCCATAACATCACGACCAAAATATTCCCCGGCACTGTTGCTCTCAAAAGTGACTGTTTTAACATTGTGCTTAATAAGCATATTTGCGCATTCAGGCTTTGTGAACTGTGTTCCTGCATTATCAAATACTACATCAACGATATATACCTCGTTACCGTACACATATCCGACTGGCATAGCGCAGCTATCTTCTCCCTTGTCAGCACTATCACAAGCCGCCATGATTGCATCCGGCTCTCTGTCAACTGGAAGTTCCTCAAAATAATTTAACTCACTTTCAGAGAACATTCTTCCCTTTGCTTCGTATGGCTCTTGTTGGAACTCTGCCGCCCAGGTTTCTTCGGAAACAAGTTTTCTTTCTTTCCGGTAATAGTCCGTAGTGAATATTTTTCTAAGACCTCGCTTGTCCTTTCGGTAAATTTCCCAGTTACTTTCATCCGTGACCGGATCAAGTGCCGGAATTGCAACTTCTCTCCATTTCCATCCCAGTTCATCAGCCTTGGTCTGTAACGCTGTAATAGGGTCATACAAGCTGTATTTTGTTCCTTGGATAATAATTGGCGTACCCTCTAATCTACGTCCTAAAACGTCATCTGTGACCTTCTCACATAGGAACTCTAGCCTGTCTCTGTTTCTTGCTTCCTCATGGTTCTTTACGCAGTCATCAATATAGACAAGCACATTTGCTTCCGTACAACCTACAATTGCACCGTCAATAGGTCGGCAAGTAAATGTTGGAAAAATATTCTTGCTTTTAAGGTCTATGGACAAATTCTCTGCACTCTTGTATCCATCTTTGCTTATTTTTGTAGCTTCCGGAAAAACACTTAAAAACCGCTGATAAGTACTTTCAGTCTCAAATCCTTGTAAAAGACCACCGTAAAACCTCTTTACCAGTCCTTCACCTTTTCCAACACCGAAAATACTTCCGTCTGGATCTCTTCCACCCATCATTTGTGCCAGTTTCAATCCTCCAGTTGTCTTTCCTGTACGTTTTGGCTGGGAAACTGATAGAAAATCCAGTTTCCCATCGTAAATTTCTTGATATGCTCCTACTACTTGTTTTAAAACGTTTCTTCTTGGAAAATAAAATCTCTTCCACGGATCCTTTTCATCAATTTCAATGTAATAAAAAAAGCTGTCAACTAGATACGCTGATTCATACATTAAAACATTGTAAAATTGATCTAAAATTTTATATGATGTATCATTATCCCCTGCGTATACTTCCAAATCAGCAACTCTTCCGCCTGTCTTTTCTCTGACATATTTTGCAATAAGTGACTTTGTTTTTGCTGATTGCTGCAATCCGTACTTAACATCATTTTCTGACCGAAATGCAACCGATAATGCCTGTATATACGCATCAATGACCTGTTCATCAATTCCCTTGCGCTGTATGTACTTGTCGTAACTGTTTACTGCCGTGATAAGGCTCTGACTTGCCAAAAGAAAAGCACCTCCGCTTGTGGCAGAAGTGCCTTATAGGATTCTGCCTATAATTTTTCTAGGTTAGCAACTAACTCCGTTTGTTAGCCGGTGATTTTGTTTATTCTAATTCGTCTGCATGTCTTGTCATTTCAATCTGTGTTCCATTTTCATCTCTTGTACAGACAGTTACATATTTGTTAAGTCCACTTATCATATCCCCAAGCCTTATTTCAGTCTTATCATCATTAAAGTTATAACACTTACGCATTTCTTCAATGCAATTATTCATTTCCGTTATTTTCATTCTTCATAAACCTCACAAAATCTTTCCGGCACTTAGGGCATAAGTCAATTTCTGCTTCTTCTGTGTACAAAATAATTCCAAAATTGTCAAGCAAACTATCAATATGATAACCTTTTTGTATTTTTGACTTAATTTTCGCTTTCCCTTTTCTGATAAGTGTATTCTTTATTTCTACTCCACACCTATCGCAAGTGTGCCATTCTTTGATATGTTTCATTGGTTACCCCTCTTTGTATGGATTGAAGAAGTCCTCATCTTTTCCAATTCCAAGATGCTTTTTCAATGCAAAATTTGTTATCTTTCCCGATTAAACGAATTACTGACAATATAATTTGCAAGTTCTCCATCTTTCCATCCGTCCGTACTTGTCATATAATCATAAATCTTCTTATATTCTCCGGTCAGCTTGTCAAATTCAAACCAGCCTAAGTCAAGCGTCACTCCATAATTATAAAATCCCTTGTCAGACCATTTGCTGACATAATACATTAACTGCTTGTACGAAAATCCAAGCCTTTCAAAAATATTACCAATAGTTCTTATGCTTAGTTCTCTATCACTTAAATGCAGTTTTCTTTTCTGCTCATTCACACAAGCTCTGAAAAATATTTCTTCTAATGGCTTCATTACTCCACCAACTTTCTACCACACATCGGGCAAAATGCAATATCAAAGTAGCCTGCTGCCTTACATCCTTTATAAATCACGATACCTGGCACTTTATCGCAGGTATTCTTCATAATCTGTGCACATGTCAAATTTGTTTCATTTGCGCATTTATGAATTTTTATGTCAGCTCCGCAGATTGTATTTTCATCATGCCACTTTTCACAAAATTTACACATTTTCAAATCCTTGCTTCATAATCCTTCTGCTTTCTTCCATCACTTTACAGTTTCTTGCGAAATCTCTTTCAATAAAATTTTGCGGTATCCTTCCAAATTTTTCCAAAGCGTACTTATCTACCGCTTCTTTGGAAACATCTATTTCAAAATTTTGTAATGCTTCTGTTTGTGGTTGATAATCTTTCAATCCATTCATCCTCATATCCTCCGTAACCCATGCAGACGGAATCGAACCGCCGGCACACATCCTATGCGGATGCCGCTCTGCCACTGAAGCTATGCATGGGAATCGCACCGTAAAACCTTTTATGGCTTGCGCTTGCCATAACCAAAGATGCATCGCCTACTTGTCACTGACTATCCACAATCTCACAGTCTTGTCTGTTCTCTACTTCATAGGTTTGGTTTTCGCTAAACGTATGTGGCTTACGTTTTAGCCAGGGAATAGTTGCCGTGGGAGTTGAACCCACCCGACCCAAACAATGCCGACTACTTTTGAATCTGCAAATTCTACTCGCAGAAGTGTTTTTCGTTGACCGATAATGAGCAACTACTATCCATACATCTCCCATCGACCTGAACTATTGCAGTAGTGCCAGACTAAGTGGAGATAAAGATAAACGCAGATATTCGGACTTGAACCGAAACACCGTTTCCGGCTACTTGTGGTTTTCAGGACCACTGCCTTACCAATTAGGCTTATATCTGCATAATGCAAGCATATTTCCCGGGTTCTGCTACGCACTAAAATGTCACATAGCAATATGCAAGCATTGAATTTCAGCCAAAACATAGACCACCTGCTTGCAGACAGCGTAATTTGACCGAATAATTGCAGAAACAGATATTATGCAGCAGTTAGTCAGCACCTGCGAACAGGGACAAGCGTTATGATTTTCTGCTGTTTATCGGTAGGGTGTCTCCCGGCTGTTTACCTGACTTGTACATTTACGAAACACCTTGTGCCGCCACCGTATCTCACGCTTTGTTTTATTTCTGCAAGTTGGGATGATGGGACTTGAACCCACAGCCTATGCCTTAGAAGGACACTGCTCTCTCCATTTGAGCTACATCCCAGTGATCGGTACGAGATTCGAACTCGCGTTACCACCGTGAAAGGGTGGTGTCTTACCACTTGACTAACCGATCATGTGCGTTTCCATAAGCTGTATGCCTACATTTAAGGCTCGGACACCAAGCAACACTTACGGATATTTTTATTTTCGCAGGGCATCCGCCAGTTACCTGCTAGTCGGTTGTGATCCGACATCGTGGGGAAAGAAGGAGTCGAACCTTCGGTGTTTCTAATGTCACGGTTTTACAGACCGCTGCAATCGCCACTATGCATATTTCCCCAAAACCTGTGCCGTATAACCACAGCCTAACTTCTGACACACCTATCTGCTACCTACCGATTATTGCAATCACGGTATCGTCTTATAGACGCAGATAAAGTTTTCACCGCTATATGGTTGCAAGGCTTCATGTGGTTGCGTGGAAAACCCTCACGAGCCTTGCGACGGCTCTTAACAGCATTCCGCTATGAGGTGAAAGGAGTGTCTCCAATGGAAAAGTATGGAAGACAATTCGCAGATGGCAAAGACCGAAAGAAGAAAACATCTGCGAAACAGGACTACCAGGATTCGGACCTGGGATGCAGCAGTCAAAGTGCTGTGCCTTACCGCTTGGCGATAGCCCTAAACTCCGGGAGAGAGACCATCTGCTCCCGGAGTATTTTCGTGAAACACCCTATATTGCTTAATTGTCACGCCTGCGCACGGTACTCTGTAAAACTTAGTGTTGTCGAACGCATTATTTCATTTTTCATTTCCCGCACACAGGCTGCATACACTCTTGATGCCTTGATTTCTCGGACACATATCCAATGCCAACACAACACCGGATATTCGGCAATAACAATGGCTTTATGAATTTAACCCATTCAACGATGTGATATGGGATAATTCGCATAATCTTCGGTAACCACATAGGCTATACCCACATAAAAGTTATTCCAAATGCAAGGAACATTGCAGTTGCAAAGAAGAATACTCCGTCTGATGCCGTTTTCTGCTTTGGAGCATATAATGCACTTGCTATTGCGAAAAACGCCATTACTGCAGTTGTCACAATTTTCAAAATTATGAATAAAATCATGTTAACTCTACCTCCCACACAAAGTAATTTGCAATCAGCAATATCAATCCGAACGCAATGCACAGCACTCTTGAAATCGTATCTGCACTAGAATCCCGTGCAATTTGAAAACAACTTCCGCAAAAAGTAAGTAATGCTGTTGAAGAACATACTTTTAATAATTTCTTGATTATCCTTTTCATTTTTTCTTCGTCCTTCCTTCAATTTCATCTATCATTGCCATTACCAGTGCTTTAGCAAACTGGCTATTGTTGTGCATTTTAATCAGCAGATTGCCTTGCCGAATAAGATACGACCAGTCATCATCCGTTTTCGGATTAGCGCACTCTTTATGAATTTTCCAAACTTCTGTGTAGATCTCTTTAATCTCCGGCGGCAATTCGCATTTCTCCTTAACTGGCAAATCTTCTTTAGGCTCTTTATCAAGTCTGCTCTTTTGATGCTTCATCTGGCAGCTAACCATTTCCGCAACGTTCTCACGGTTTCTCTTGATTCCGTGGCCTTGAAGAAATAATTCGCATTGCAGAACTTCACCGCACTTTGAGCATTCGTCTTTAATCTCTTTTCCGTAGATCTGCATAATTTATTCACTCACATATGACCTAAATCCGGCATTTTATCTGTTTTCGATTTAACTGAAAATGATCCAGTCTTTAACGGTGGAATTGCTGCAACTTTACTTAAATCCTCTTTCTTAGAAATTTTTTCACCGTTGTCTGTTTCAGATTCATGTTTGCAAAGTGGTATAGCAATTTCAATATTTGGCGGTATTTTCCATTTTTTTTGAATATTCTCAACGCTTCTTTCCAAGTTTTCAAAAGATTTCTTTAGCTTTTCTTTGTCTGATTCAACCAGTTCCAAATACTTGTCCAGGTACCACTTAGCTTTCCTCACATCCTCTACACCATTTTTATTCTCATGCCGGTAAAGATATTTAAAAGCATTGCAGATACAGAAGTTTTTCACAGCTTCAATCCCCTGTGTCTCAATCATCACATCTATACACTCATATTTTCCAGTCTCATAATGGCTAGGATGATTTACATTGTCTGGCATTTCTGCATTCTTCTCATATTTATCACAACCATGACTGTATTTTACAAAAGCTGTCACGTATTTACTATCTCCGTTAACGCATACATAACCTGCCGATGTATTATATATTCCGTATTTGCAAGTGCCACAACATCCTTTACACTGATTTTCCATTGCGTATCTCCTTAAAGGGTCTTTTTATTTTTGAGGGAATTTGAGGGACTAAGTAGGGGCTGTTCGCTGATCCTGTCAGACCCCCTCCCCCGGTCTATTTCAACTATGCGTTAAACACGTCTTTATGGAATAGTTTATTGACACATTCTTAACTATCTCATATTTCCGCACGTTTCCAAAGTTGTTGCTACTCATTTGCATCTACGTTGCTATCGTCATACGCTCCGGAATCAGTCAACATTGATGTATTTTGTCCATTTGTACCGCCTAACTGTGGCAGATCCGAAGCAGTTAACGCTTGCTTGTGGTTCTGCTGCTCTCTCGATACTCCCGGAAGGTTCCATCCGTAGTGACGATTTAGTATTGCCAGGATCCCCACAGGGTTGCGCTTTGCTGTGGCTAACTTTGCGCTTAAAGACTCTTCGCGGAAATCCGATATCTTTTTGCCGATGTCAGAACTTAATGGACTTGATTTAGTCCCCTCATCTCTCCAAGTAGCTATTGTATATCTGTCTATCCCTGTTAATAAGCTAAATCCTATTGCAGATACTTCTTTATCATACATCATACACATATATATATAATAATCGCATATGTGATTAACCAAATCATAGTTATAAGCATTATAATTACTATAACCACCTATAAACCCGTCTATGTTATGCATCTCTTTAGACTTAAGACAGTCAGGCTCATTAAATGCATGGCGTTTGATATACATAAGAGCAGCATTCCATACGCTCTGAGACTCTTGTCTAATATCCTCAATTTTCTGATCCTTGCAGAACTGGGAAAGGTATAATTCCATGTCATTCTCATATACCTGGGATGTTTCTGTATTTTCGACTTTTTCCATGCTCTGCACCTCCTAAAAATCTGCAATAAAAAAATCACTAAGCACCACTTAATAAACCCATGTTTTTTTAATCTCCTCCACAGATCAGGCAAAACATAAATTTATAAAAGTGACAAGCTAGTGACTTCTTGTCGTTTCCGGTCTGTCGGCTCCGGTGGTCTTGGTTACAATCTGGGCGGCTGCAAATCAAGAGGGGGTTTGATCTGTACCGCTGTCACTCGCACCGTATTAGCGTCGGCTCCCTAACTGCTTTTATCATACCATAAGTGTTATTTATAAATCCACAACAACCTTTTACGCATTTGACAATTTGTTGCTGTTGTATGTTTGCCGGTGATCCTGAGCAAATAAAAATCATGCAATTAAAAAATATCATACGGTTAAATTTGACAAATGGGATTTTTAAACAGACAGACAGGTAATTTTGGCAGATGGGTACATGGTGGCAGTCGGTTGGCTCTAGTATTTATATATACTTAGTATATCATTGTCTTTCTGCACTTATTTATTTTTATTTTATCTAACCTTTATTTTATCTAATCTCCTTTTATTTAATCTGCGTCTACAATTTGTCTACAATTTGTCTACAAAATTTAGCACGTTAAAACAACGCAGTGAAAATAGATCAAGAAAAGCAGGCTGTTACACCTGCTTAATTCCTGTTTATGCTGTTACTCTTTCTGTTCTTCTTATCCGTTCCGCTCTCGCTGTAATCCGGTCAATTAATGCCCTGTCATCGTATGCGGTTTTGCTGGCCAATAACTCTGCATCTGTCATACTGTCCAGTGCTTGGAGCGTTTCCGCTTGCACCGTTTCCAGTGCTTGGAGTTCTGCCCGGTTAAATTCTTTCAGTCTTTCCGATTCGGTGCTTTCCAGCTGTTCCCGGTAGTACCTGAAGAACTGCCGGACGTTTGACCGGATCCGGTAAGCTTTCTTTTCTGTGATCTGTTCCGGTGTTCCTGTCATGCTTTCTGCTCCTTTTCTCTTTGTATTCGTTCCATACCTTGCTTATAAATTTCTTCCGCTTCTTTCCTCTTGCGTTCTACCCATTCAACATTGTTTTCGTCTGGCCGCTGTCCGGGTAAGCCTGCCCATTTCGGAGGATGTTTTATAACTGGTTTAACTTCTCCATGCTCTCTAGCGGCTCTTTCTGCCGCTGTTTTGGCTTGTAAAGCGTGTAGCCGTTCATTTGCCTGCATGAGTGCGATTTTATCGTCTATGGGGCTTTTAGAGCCTGTCACGGGTGTTTCTTTCGGTTGCTCTGTTACTGTCTGCGGCTGTACTGGTTGCAATGCTGCAATCACGGCACCTATAACAAACTGGTTGACACTTACACAGTTCTTTTCTGCTTGCGCTTTGATCTGCGGTTCTAGGTCTTTCGGGAATCTAATCATTTGGTTAAATGTTTCCGCCATTTTAGCACCTCCTTTTCTTGTGATATCATTTATGTGATATCATTAGTTTTTTGTGATATCATTTGTGTGATATCATGACATCATTAGTGTGATATCACTTGTTTGATATCGTGATATCACTATAGCATTTTGTGCCTTATATGTCAATATGTTTTTGTGCCTTATTTTAATATTTTTTCGTCATGCTCCAGTTTTTCCGCAACAGCTAATTTTATAAAATCATTTACACTCTTATAACCTAATTTATTGATGCGGTCTTTTGTGCCAGTTGCAAAACGGCAATTCACCCGTTCAAATTTGTTGTCGTATTTGTAAATCGCTTTTCTTGTTGCATCTGTAGTTTTTCGCTCCATTGTTTGCACCTCCTTATATAAATGTATCTTTATTATATTTGTTTGTGCCTTATATGTCAATATTATTTTTTATCTACTATAATATAATCATGTTTTTTGTGCCTTATATATTTTGCACAACAAAAGAGCTTATTTTGTGCCTTATATTTGTATATTATTGCATCTTGCTTTTGTGCCTTATATCTGTTATAGTTATCTCAACAAATAAATAAAGCCGGTGACCACCTACCAAGCGAACACCGGCACCAAAAAAGAAAGGCACCCATATTATAACACGGGTGAAAAGGTAAATCAATATGTATAACTATTTAGAAGCTATGAAAAACGACATTACAGAGTACATCAACGACAACATCAATTTAGCAGATTATGCAGACCGTGACGAGCTGGAAAGCTACTTAAATGATGAGCTTTTTACAGAAGACAGCGTAACCGGAAACGCAAGCGGCTCTTACACTTTTAGCAGAGCACAGGCGCAGGAATATGTTAAAGATAACATTGATCTTTTAAAAGATGCTTGCGAAGAGTTCGGAACAGATGCCGCAACGGTTGGAGAATGGTTTTTATCTGAGGACTGGGAAAAAATGGACGTAACAATTAGATGTTATCTGTTAGGGCAGGCAATCGCCGAAGTTTTGGACGATATGGGGGAAGAATAAGAGCATGGAGAATTTTATATTACTAATTTGTGCAATGCTTGCCGGGTATGTGATCCGGTATTATAAAGAGTTAAGCAAGTAAGACAGGCTTACAACCGGGATCGAGTCCCGGTCTTGCTTTTACCCTGGGAACGGGGAAAATTGAAAAAGGAGAAAAACACATGGAAAGAAATTTTATTTTGCACTTTAAGGACGGGCACACGCAAGTTGTTAAAGAATCAGAAGCAATTGAAAACGCTTTACAACAGGAAAAAGACGGGGTAAAACCCGGATTTATTTGGTATACGAAAAAGAAAGACGGATCTATCGAGACAATAGGGAATCCAGGATGGCTTGTATGGTCTACGTGGGGCGGTTGCGGTGTATGCTATCGCAGAAATGATGGTAAGATGATCGTTGTAACAGGCTGGCAAGCTGATTTTATGTGTATTTAGTTTTTCTGCCGCTCTGGTGACTTGTGCCCGGTCCGATTCCTGGCGGTGGCTTTATGGGTGGAATCTGCCCTAAAATTAAAAAAAGGAGGTCACCAGGATGAAAGAAAAGAACCTTGAAAGACTTTACAATCTGTTAGAGCGTGCGGAGCGAGAGCACGACACGGAGACAGTCTCCGCCCTGCGGTGGGCAATTTTTGAACTAGAAAACAGTTAAGGACGGCTTGCAACCGTCTTTTTGTCGTGTCCTGTGTGATATACTGCCGTTTGGCTGTCTGTTTGCGTTGCTCTTCTGCCGGATCCGGTCGGATCATATCCACGGGTATATTGACGGCTTGCGTTGGCTTGGTGTACAATCAAATATTACAAGGGAGATTTTGTCAAAATGCGTAAAGTTGGAATTGGTCATGTATATGACATCATGGAGAACGTATCTGATGCCGGAAAACGGTTGGAAACAGTTATAAGGGTTGAGACTGCCGCCGGTGGTCTGTCTCCGGAATCTGCGGAGCTGTTGCGGTCTGCCTATGATTCTATGCTTTCGGCAGTCGGAGACCTTGGAAAAGCTGCGACACGGTGACCGGTTGACAGGTCCTAAACGTGCACCGCAAAAGTGAACAGGTGTTTTGTGCCTTTAATCAGTCTGAAAAAATCAGTGAAAAAATTTCTTTTAAAAAATTCTGAAAACGGATTTTTCAGCTTGGAAAGTGCTACCCCGGGGGGATTGAAATTTTTTGCATTATATTTTGATGAAAAATTTTTCTTTTAAAAACCTCTGAAAACGAAATTTTCGGATAAAAATGTAGACCCACCGGGGTATCAAAAGAAACACATTAAAATTTTTTCAATACTTCACATCTATTTATCGACAGAATACCACAAATGTGTTAAAATTTTATAAAATCCAAAATGAAAGGGGTAATTACTCTATGAAACAAAGTGGTTTAGGAATTGCTTCGATGATTTTAGGAATCATCAGTATTTTGACAGCTTGTATAGCTTTCGGAATTGTGCCGGGAATTGTAGGTGCTATTCTTGCTATCATTGCACTGTGTCAGAAAGACAAGAAACACGGCACTGCTATCGCAGGACTGACTTGCTCTATTATCGGAATCATTATTTTTGCCATTATGGCATTGTTTGTAAATGGTGTATCCGATAGCAACAAGGAATCCACTGGTAATCAAGCATCTGTTTCTGCAACAGTGGATAGTTCTAACACAGTATCAGAAATCACACCGGAAACAAAAATTGAAGAAGCAGAAGTGCAAAGTAATACTGTCATTTCTCCCGGTTACACATTTGATGCAGACGGTTTACAAGTCACAATAAATGATTTTGACCTTGACTTCACTGATTATGAGGATGAATACGGTTGGAATGCTCCTGCAGACGGAATGAAATACATAATGATTGATGTTTCCTATCAGAATAACAGCAAAGATGATAAGTATGTAAGTATCTATGATTTCCAGTGCTACGCAGACAATACAGATTGTGAACAAAATTACAGTGTTGTGGAAAACTCTTCGTTAAATGCGAATATTTCAAGTGGAAGAAATACATCTTACAAAATTGCATTTGTAGTTCCACAGGATGCACAGAATATTGAACTTGAATATGAAACAAGTATATGGACTGGTCATAAAGAAGTCATAAAATTACAATAGAATATAGGATTTTAAGGGCATTCTTCGGAATGTCCTTATTTTTGCGTAAAAAAAGAATGCCCTCCACGACAAGGACACTCTTCTTTTAAAAATACATGTTTGATGCGCTTTTGCTGAAAAGTATTGCTACTGTTCAGCTGGTATAAATTATAACCTGAACAATTATAATTATAGCATTTATAAAATCACTACGCAAGCATTCTCATGTAATCTTTGATAATTTCATCAGCCAGTGCAAACACATTTCTTCCATAAGTGGCTAGGAAGTCTGCAACAATCTCTTCTACCTCAATCGGCATGGTAAAGTTGTATGAAAATGCAAACGCATGGCACAACTCATGGCAGAGAACACGGTCAAAGAATGAGCCATTGATTCTGTTGGAAATATAAATGCACTGCGTATTTCGGTCTGTCATTCCAAACGTGTATGTGTTATCAGAGCGCATTAACATAGTGCTGTGTGGCTCTACAAGCCTTAAATTCCAAACGATTCCATTTATCGTGAACATCTTACCACCTCCAACATAAAAGGGGCTAAATAAGCCCCTTATGTGTGTTATCCGATTTTTGTTACCAGTGCAGAAAGCTTGCTTTTAAGGACAGACTTCTCTTCCGGTGTGGCATCATTAATGATTTCAGACATATCCGTTGCCAGTTCCGTCATGTAGGTGTTCAGGTCACGCACTTTTGCTTCCTTGTCCGCAGGAGTGTTAGCCTTGTGCAGTTCCTTATTTTCCATGTAGGCTCTACGGCTCATTCCGCTTCTGCCCTCTCTTGCATCACGCATGGGACCAGTAGATGCAAAAGATTCAGTGTAGTACATTCTTCCCATGTCTCTGTCCATGTCACGGTGATACATTTCCGGTGTCATGTGGTAATATGGTGGCTCTTCATAACTTCTGCGGTAGGTTCCACGACCTTTAGGTGCAAATCTGCCGTCAGCATAGCGGTAATGGTCATAAAAACGTCTGCCACCGTCACCGTAACGATCAAACATTTCCATGACTTCGTCCGGGTCATATTCCTGCATGGCTTTTGTCAACTCACGGTAGTACATTGCTTCGGATAAGTCTTTCATCATGTCGATGACCTTTCCCATTTCGCAAGTGTCTACATGGTCAATTCCTTTGTCAAACTGCGTTTTAGCGCATTCAGAAAGTTTTTCAATCATTTCATGCATTCTTTTAACATCCAATTTATTTACCTCCATATTCTGATATAACTTGTTCTATATCTTTTTTGTTTACCAATATTTCTTTTAATAAAATTTTATAATCGATCTTTTTATCTCTTGATATTAGTCTCAAATCTACTTCTTTCCCGTTGTAATACGTTTTGCAAAATCCACTTAAATTCATAGCAATTTCAAAAGGAAGTTCTAAGTTGCAAACCCTATGGTACATAATTCCATATTTCAAATTGTGGATTTCACATAACTCACTTAATGTTTTTCGCTCTCCATTGTAATCAATGTAAATGTTTCTTCTTGTATTGTTGCATTGCTCTTTTTGCGTAATCCAACGGCAATTTGATGGTTCATAGTTTCCGTTAAAATCTATTCTATCTATGGATAATCCATTTTTATAGCCATTCTTTACAGACCAGTTATAAAAATTTTGAAATCCATTTTCACCTTTCCATTCAGAACATACCTTAATGCCTCTGCCGCCATACCACATATATGCCGTTTCTTTTTCGTTTTCGCATCTTTTTCTCATAGAGCACCAAATTTTAAATAATTTAGTACCGCTCATTTTATGTGTAGTTAATTCTTCTATATGGTTCTTTCTGTTTTCTTCATTAAGGCATCCGCAACTCTTGGTGTATCCACCTTTGATTTTCGAGCTTTCAACAATTGTTTCTTTTCCACAAGAACACTTACATTTCCAATATGTCTTTTTGGTGTTCTCCTTATATACTCTTTCAACAACTGTCAGGCGGTTAAATATTTTTCCTGTCAAATCATCAAAATTATATGGTGTATTTCCTTTCTTAAAAGCCATTTCCCAATCTCCTTTATACGTATATACCATTTTACGTGTATTATATCAATTTTATAACTTTACGTCAATACGTATTTATGGTAAAATACACTTAAAAAGGAGGTTTTAAAATGTCAAAAATCAAATTCACAACAACAATGGAAAGCGAATTACTGAAAAAGATTAAAATTCAAGCAATCAAAGAACACCTTCCTGTATCAGCAATACTGGAAAGACTTATTAAAGAATACTTGTCAAGCCTGCCTAATAACGATTAAATTAGAGTTCTGAACCTCTACTGCCTGACTTGATGTATTCATTACCGAAACTGTTGAACAACAGCATCTTGGAACGTCAATATATGCTTGTGAACTAACATTCTGTAAATTCTCTGCAGCTGCCGGAGTTACAATCATTCTTGTGGACTGTAAAGGTTCTCCATCTACTGCCAGCGCAAGGGAAATTTCCCCAACAGTTCCACCCGTGGGAATCTGAATGTTTCCGGAATAACTTACAAGGAATCTTGCACGACACTGATTAGTGATACCTCTAAGTTTCACAATCCCGGATCCCTCTCTATGAGTGATACAGTTACTTCCATTCACTGCAGTTTCGGTAAAGGCAACGTCTGCTCCTGCTGCCACAGTCTGTAATGCTACTGCTGTATATTCAGCCATAATAAATACCTCTCTTTCAAAATCAAAGGGGCAAACCATATAGTCTGCCCCATGTTGTCAGTAATTCTGCATAGCAGACATAACCATAAGGTTAAGTTACTCGATATGCAGTTTTAGCATCCGCAACCAGTGTTGCAACCACACCCGTAATATACGTTAGGGTTGGGAACCTGATATGCAGGAATAGGTGCAGGTTTCACAGTGTTGATGATCTGCTGTGTCTGAGCCGCCATCTGAGTAGTGAGAAGTGCATTCTGCCGATCCTGTGAAGCTGCTCTGCGCAGATCGTTATTCTCTGCGGTCAGAGTTGCAATCTTGTCTTGGCATAAGTAGTCAAGGATTGCTCTCGTACCGGCATTTTGACTGTCGATAATGTCACGAGTGTTGTTGTTCATGGTGTTCTGCAATGCGCAAGTATTCGTTGCCATATTGTAGTTCACACCCTGGATAGCTTCACGGGTATCGCAGCAGCACTGTGCTAACTGTGCCTGTAAAGCATTAGCATTCTGCATTCCTGCTACGGTGTCTGCATTGATAGCCTGTTGGATGCCATAGCCGGTCTGTAAAATGTTGGTATTTACGCCATTAAATCCGGTAAGCATACCGTTGTTTACAGCGTAGAATCCGTCACACAGACCATTGTTGATTCCATCCAGTTTACCGATGATAGACTGGGTGTCGAACCCTCTTTGCAATGCAGAATCGGTGTAGTAACTGGAGTTAGAGCCATTACCGCCCCATCCATTACCGCCCCAACCGCCAAAAGCAAAGAAAAGGACGAAAATAATAATCCACCAGGCACCATCGTCACCCCATGCACCGTTGTTACCGTATCCGCCATTAGCCGGCATAACAGGCATGGTAAAGGGAGTATTGTTACTCTCAAACATAATTTTTACCTCCATATAAGATTTTTTATACTTAATCTTGCAAGAATTTAGTATCTACTTCATAGGAAACTGACGCTTGAATTTATCAAATTCGGAATCAAAATCCATACCTCGTTCCTTAGCAATATTTCTTCCTAACTGCTCTACTCCAGCAAAATCTCCTTTTTGAGCCATGCCCATTATATTTTTAGCCATAGGGTTTGACATGATCTGACTGTTTCCCATCATATTTTGGATAAACTGTCGTGGATTCCCCATTGTCTTAAGCATCTGCATAGGGTTCATCATATTCATTCTGCATCATCCTTTCTTTGCGATTGCGGAGTTTTTCTTTGCGATTGTGAAGATTTCAACTGCTCAATCTTCTGTTCCAGTTCATCAAACCGCTTCATAAATACCTCTGTAGCTTCGTCTGATAGGTCAAATTTCGTCTTTTCTGTTTCTGACGGTAAATTGTTAGGGTCTGCATTTAAAACAGGTTTGTAGAGCCTTGTATAGATTTTCCCATCTGCTCCCCAGGATTTAGCATAGATCTCCGACAAGTCCTGCTTGGGGAAGAAAGCTGTGTTGCCATCCATAGGAACCTCATTCGGTGCTATGCACTCCTGCGCTGGCACAATGCGACCGTACATCTGTACTGCGTTTTGCTGTGGCTGTTGCATAAACTGCTGTGGTTGGAATTGTTCCTGTTGTGGCATAAACTGTCCGTACATAGGTGTTCTATACTGCGGATTGAAATAGTTCGGATTCATAATCGGCTGCGGCATGGCTGTTCTCCCTTTCTTCCATTGATTCTATCTGTTTCGCAATTTCCACTTCATCAAGTGTCTGATATGTCGGCTTGTTCAAAAGTCCCAACGGGCTGAAATTCATAAGCATTACCAAGTTCTCCTATAACTTCCTCTGTGGCATGTACTACGATTGATTGATATTTAAGCGGAACACTTCCCATCTGTTCTTTACTGAAAATACGTTCCAGTGCTTCATCTGAAAATCTGAATTTTGCCATAAGGTCATTCCTCCTTATGCTTAAATTTTTGCATAAAAAAAGACGGTCTACCCGTCATGTATCCGTCACATTTCATTCACTATAAAATTATTGGAATCTTTGCAAAAAACTCCTTTCGTTTTAGGCTTGACTACTATTTTGACTACTATTCGACTACCCATTGCCCGGGAATGCCCATTTTATCAGCTTTTTCGAGTGGAAGCAAGGGGGCTCGAACCCCTGACCTTTCGCGTGTGAGGCGAACGCTCATCCCGGCTGAGCTATGCTTCCGGGTACTGCAGCAATCTTCTGCCATCCTTATTATAGCACCGGCATTCGGAATTGCAA